AGCCCGATGTGTGTGTGACCTGGGGGATGGGGGTTGGAGTGCCGTTCTCGTCTACGACGATTCAGAGGCGTCGGCGTGCTGAGGTTCGCCGGCGGGATGGGGATGCTCCTTGCGCGCTGCAGATCACGGCTGATTGTCAGGTGTTGGGTGGGCAGATCGACTACGAGGCCCGTCCGCCTGATCCGCGTTCGTTTGAGGTTGACCATGTTGTTTCGTCTGATGAGGCGGAGCGGATGGGCTGGTCGCAGGTTGAGGCTGATGCGTTGGACAACTGCCAGGGCGTGTGTCGGCAGTGCAATCGTGAGAAGTCCTCGGGTGTCCGGGAAGTTGCAGCTGTTCGTCCGACGTATGTGAACCCGCGCTTTTCCTGATCTTGCGCCGATTGTGGCGCGTTACGCCGACGCTGGGCGGTTAACCGGCGGCTTGGGAAGGTGATTGAGATGGCTGAGTACGACTCGTTGTCTGCGGCGATGGCTGCGGGGGATGAGCTCGCTGAGGCGGAGCTTCGGTATGACCTGTTGGCTGAGGCGTTCGTGGAGAAGCCCCAGTTGCGGTCGCAGTTGAACACTCAGTTGGAGCGGGCGAAGGCTGAGATTGTTCGGCTGCGTGCACTCCTGGAGAAGCCGGACGCCTCGAAGGATAAGACGGACGCCGGCAGGGTGATTGCGTTCAATGGCGATCGCTTCCGCAAGTCGGGCTAACCCGGTCCCGCTCGTTGACGTCGCCCGCTACTGCGTCATCCCTGATGACATCGCGTTCACTCGCTACGACGAGCTGATTGCACCGGAGTTGCCGGGGATGGGTGTCGTCCTCGACCGGTGGCAGGAAGACATTTGGTACGCGGCGCTGGGTTTGCGGGCCGATGGTTCGCTTGCCTGCGATGTCATGGGCGTCACGCTCAGTATCAGTCGCCAGTGTGGCAAGACGTGGGGCGTCATGGTCGGGTTGATCGCGATCTGTCTCTCGCGTCCGGGGACGCTGGTGATCTGGTCGTCTCACCACGATCGGACGTCGTCGGAAACGTTGACGAAGATCGCGGGCATCGTGGAGAAGCCGTTGATCCGTCCGAAGATGCGCCCCCAGCATCCGGTGGTGATGACCGACGACAGCCGCGGTGTGCATTTCGCGAACGGGTCCCGGATCTTGTTCGGCGCCCGGTCGTCTGGGTTTGGTCGCGGATTCTCTGAGGTTGACATCCAGGTGTACGACGAGTGCCAGAACCTTCAGGAAGCTGCGCTGACCGACATGCTTGCCGCTATGAATGTCAGCGAGCTCGGGTTGGCGTTCTTTATGGGCACACCTCCGCGCCCGAAGGATGTGGCGCTGGGCGTGCATGAGGCGTTTAAACGTCGGCGTGACCGGGCGATCGAGCAGAAGAAGCGTCGTCCGTTCAAGGGCGTTTATGCGGAGATGTCACCGAGCGACCCTGAAGAGGTTGTCGCTGATATCGATGCGCCTGGGTTCTGGGATTTCCTTACAGAGGTGAACCCGGCGTTTGGGTATCGGGTGGACAAGTCCGCGATCGAACGCCTGGTCGAGAACATGTCCCCTGAGGACGTCAAGCGCGAAGTGTTCGGCATCTGGGACAAGACGAACGAGACGTTGGCGGTCGTCTCGCGCGACGACTGGAAGAACCTGACAGAGCAGCCTGAGGAATTGGGCGGCCCCACATCGTTCGGTATCAACGCGACACGGTCGGGATGGTTCTGGATCGTCGCGTGTTGGAAGGCCGGCGATTCGGCTCACGTCGAGATCGCAATGGGCACACAGTCTGAGGTTGAGGCGATGAACTTCCTCACTCGGCAGGCCACTCGTCGGACGCTGGTCAAGCACGATTCGACGGGTGCGGCGAAGGCGCTGGGGGAGAAGCTGAAGCAGCTCGGTTACGACGCGTCAGCGTACACACAGAACGAAGTCGGCGCAGGCAATGCGTTGTGGCTCGGAATGGCACAGGGAAGGCGGTTGTCACATGGTGGGCAAGTTGAGCTTTCCGATGCGATTCGCGGGTCGCGCCGGCAGGACCGCGCTTCTGGTGGGTGGGTGTTGATGCCTCGCTCGGAGTCGTTCGATATTGGCCCGGCGATCGCGCTGTCGGCGGCGGTGTATGCGGCGATGACGTCGTGGCAGCCGACGGGTACTGGGCGGTCCTCATCGTCGGGTCGGGTTCCTTCGACAGGTCGGTCGAGGTAGATGGACGCGATAACTGTTCGTATCCCGGAGCTGTCGAGCGACGAGAACGCCCTAGTCAACGGACTGCTCGGTGAGATTGAGCGCCTGCGGTTGACCAATCTGCTGCGGACGTCGTACTACGACAACAAGCGCACCATCCGCATGGTGGGCACCCTGATTCCACCCCAATACTTCAATCTGGGACTGACCCTTGGGTGGACTGGTAAAGCTGTCGACGCGCTGGCGCGACGTTGCAACCTCGATGGATTCGTGTGGGCCGACGGCGACCTCGCCAGCATCGGCGGTCTCGAGGTGTGGAACGACAACCACCTCGCATCTGAGGTGGACGGCGCCGTCGTCGCGGCGATGAATCACGGCCCCGCGTTCCTGATCAACACCATGGGCCAGGACGACGAGCCGGAATCTCTGATCCACGTCAAGGACGCCACTGAGGCCACAGGAGTTTGGAATCGCCGGCGTCGGCACCTCGACAACCTTCTGTCCGTCATCGACAAGGACAAGGACGGCCGCGTTCTCACGCTCGCGCTGTACATCGAGAACGAGACCATCACCGCGCAGCGAGACAAAGCAACGTCGCGGTGGCAGGTGGACCGCAGTGAGCACGTCTATGGCGTTCCCGCAGAGGTACTGCCGTACAAGCCGTCGCCCCGTCGGCCGTTCGGACAATCGCGGATCACCCAGCCCATTATGGGATTGCAGGACGCTGCGGTACGCGAATTGATCCGTCGCGAAGGCCACATGGATGTGTTCTCGTATCCCGAGTTCTGGCTGTTGGGCGCCGACGAAACGGTGTTCAAGAACGCTGACGGCACTCAGCGGGACATGTGGAACATCCGTCTCGGACGTATCAAGGGCATTAACGACGACAAGGATGTGAAGGAACCGCAGCTGGCCCGCGCCGATGTGAAGCAGTTCCCGGCGGCCAGTCCGGAAGCGCACTGGGCAGACATCAACGGTTTGGCGAAACTGTTCGCGCGGGAAGCGCAGTTGCCGGACTCGGCGGTCGCGATCAGTGAGATGGTCAATCCGACGTCAGCGGAGTCCTACGATGCGTCGCAGTATGAGCTGATCGCCGAAGCTGAGGGCGCTGACGACAATTTCACTCCCGCGCTTAGAAACTCGTTCATCCGGGCTCTCGCGATGAAGAACCGTATTGCCATCGGTGAGATCCCGGAGGCGTGGAAGTCGATCGACACGCAGTGGCGGAACCCGCGCTACCTGTCGCGGGCTGCGGTGGCCGATGCGGGTATGAAGCAGCTCGCTGCAGCGCCGGAGCTCGCCGGAACTGAAGTCGGCTACGAACTCCTCGGGTTGACTCCGCAGCAGATCAAGCGAGCTCTATCGGAGCGTCGGCGCGCGACTGGCCGTCAGGTGCTCGACACGCTTCGCCAGCAGACTGTGACGGCCGATGCCGGCGACGCTGACCGAACTGCGTAGGTTGTTGGTCCGCCTCAGCGGGAACGCAGAGGCAGATCTTGCGGCTCTGTGGTCACAGTTGGATGTCGCCTCGGTCCGAGATGGATTATTCGATGTGATGCCCGCTCTCGTGGGCGATTACGGCGACACGGCGGCCACGTTGTCGGCGGAGTGGTACGACGAGTACCGATCAGACCTCGATGTGCGGGGGTCCTACGATGCGGATCTTCCGGACTTGAGCCTTGGGGCTAAGGCTCTCGCTGGGTGGGGCGCGTCGCTAGCGCAGGGGGACTGGGACTCTGCGCTCGCTCAGATCTCCGGGGGCCTGGTCAAACGAGTGATGGTGGCGAGCCGGGAAACGATAACCGACAACACATTTCGTGATCCGCAGGCTGAGGGGTGGCAACGGTACGCGCGGCCTGATGCGTGTGGATTCTGTGTTCTGCTGGCAAGCCGTGGCGATGTGTACCGGAGCCGCTCGACCTCCAGCTTCGGCGCCCACGATTCGTGCCACTGTGTCGCGGTCCCGAAGTTCGGTGGCCTACCTGTGCCTGTGCGTGCATACACGCCCAGCGGCCGGAACATCACCGACGCTGATCGAGCCCGCGCGCGCGACTGGATCACGGCGAACCTCTGAAGACTTCCCTCACCGAGGGATAGCGCCCACGGCAGCGCTCCAATGCCGGTCTATGTCCGACGGGACGGAAACGGGAGTTCTAAATGAGCGACGACAACGGTAGCCCTCAAGGTGAACCGACCGGAGAGCCGCAAGGCGATTCGCACGGTGATCCGTCTGGGGAGGTGCCGAAGACCTTCACTCAGGAGGAGGTCGACAAGCTGGTCGGCAAGACGCGTACCGAAGAGCGCCGCAAGGTGTCCGAGAAGTACGCCGACTACGACGAGCTGAAGAAAGCTGCCGACGACAAGAAGACCATCGAGCAGCGATTCGCCGACCTCGAGCAGAAGTTCCAGCAGTCCGAGGCAAATGGGCTGCGGCTCCGTATCGCAGGTCAGTTCGGGATCAGCACCAAGCCAGCAGAAGACGGCGGACCGTCCGACGCCGAACTGTTCCTCACTGGAACCGATGAGGACACCCTCACCGCCCAGGCGAAGAGGCTTGCCGATCGTGTTGCTGAGCAGGCAAAGGCCGAAACCGAGCGCAAGAAGAAGAACCCGACCGTGCCCAAGGAGGGCACGTCGACACAGACCGGAACGACCACCGAAGAAGACGACCGCGCGTTCGCGCGCACATTCTTCGGGGGGAGTTCCTAACCCGAAAGGAACACTCTCATGGTCGCTCTCGCAACCGGAACATTCCAGCTGCCCAAGCACATGGTGCCGGGCGTCTGGCAGAAGGCGCAGGGCCAGTCCGTCCTGGCCCGTCTGTCGACCGCCGAACCTCAGGAGTTCGGCGAGCAGCAGTACATGACCCTGACCGCCCCGCCCCGCGGCGAGGTCGTCGGTGAAGGCGCGCAGAAGAGCGAGTCGACCGCGACGTTCGCGCCGGTCACCGCGATCCCACGCAAGGTGCAGGTCACCCAGCGGTTCAACCAGGAAGTCAAGTGGGCTGACGACTCTCGCCAGCTCGGTGTCCTGCAGGTGATGGCCGACCTGTCCGGCGTTGCGCTCGGCCGTGCGCTGGACCTGATCGGCATTCACGGCATCAACCCGCTCACCGGCGCCGCCCTGTCCGGTTCGCCGGCGAAGATTCTCGACAGCACCAACGTCGTCGAGCTGACCACCCAGTCGCTGGCCACCCCCGACCTCGCCATCGAGGCCGGTGTCGGTCTGGTGCTCGAGGACAGCCTCGCCCCCGACGGCATCGCCCTGGACAACAGCTACTCGTTCAAGCTGGCGACGCAGCGCGACTCGCAGGGTCGCAAGCTGTACCCGGAGCTCGGGTTCGGCACGGACGCTGCATCGTTCGCAGGTCTGACTGCGGCCGTGTCGGACACGGTGCGTGGCGGCCCGGAAGCCGTCACCGCATCGACCGGCGCATACCGGACCACCAACCCGAACGTGAAGGCCATCGTCGGCGACTTCTCCGCGTTCCGGTGGGGCGTCCAGGTCAGTGTGCCGCTAGAGCTGATCGAGTTCGGTGATCCCGACGGACTGGGCGACCTGAAGCGGCAGAACCAGATCGCGATCCGCGCTGAGGTCGTCTACGGCATCGGCATCATGTCCACGGATGCATTCGCCGTGGTCAAGGACGCGACCGCGAACTCCTGAGCCAGGAAGGGACTGAACGATGGCTGAGAAGAACGAGACTGTCACTCTGATCGCGCCCAATGGTCAGACGGTGTCGGTCGCTGCGTCGAAGAAGGATCTGCGGATCGCTGCGGGGTATCGCCTGCCGGAGCCGGAGAAGCGCGGCCCGGGTCGGCCGAAGTCGTCGAGCGACTAGGGCAAGGGGTAACTCGTGGCTGCGATTATCGGACCTGACGACCTACCTGTGGATGTCGCCTCGGATACGATGTCTGCTACGTGGATTGATGGTGCGAATGCTCGTGCGTCGCGGGTTGCGCCCTGCCTAGCTTCTACCGACCCTCCTCCCACTGAAGATCAGTTGGCTGAGGCCAAGCTGATCCTGGTGGGGGCGGTCATCCGGTGGTCGAAGGCCGGCTCGGGGGCATTGCAGTCGCAGACTGCGCTGCAGTTCGGAGTCACCTACGACACCCGCCAACGTGGCGGTTACAACCTTTGGCCGTCGGAGATCACCCAGTTGCAGGACATCTGCAAGAGCGGCACAGAGGGGCAGGCGTATTCGGTAGACACGGTGCAGTCCGGGAGTTGTCACTCTCCGATTTGCTCGGTGTACTTCGGCGGCACCTGCTCCTGTGGAGCGACTTTGGCCGGCAACCCGATCTACGAGCATGGCTTCTGAGTTTCCCGCCCTGTTCACCATCCAGTGGATGGCGTACAGCGGTGAGGGCGAGGATGCCCACGGCAACACCGTGGATTCGTGGGCCGACCCCGTTGATTGTCAGGTCATCGGGTGGGGCGCCCCCAACACTTCGGAACCGAAGGTGGCGGGACACAACCGGGACGTGGTGGACCTCGAACTCCTCGTCCCTGCGGATTGGGTGTCCGATCCGCGGGACCGCGGCATCTTGCCCGAGCTGGGGCAGATGGAGCAGATCGGGAAGGTCGAATCCACTGCCGGCAACCCGTTTGGTTGGGTGCCCGGCCATGTCGTGAATTTGAGGCAGGTGAACGGGTGAAGATCAAGTACAACCGCAAGTTCTTCGCCGACACCTTGAAGAAGACCGAGACGGTGAAGGGGCCGACGAGTCGGATCAAGAACCGTGCCGGTAAGGGATTCGAGTCCGAGGTGTCCGTGGGGCGCACTCGTGCGCGTGGCCGTGTGTGGCCAGACACGCATGAGGCCCGGGAAGAGAACGCCCGCAGCAACACTCTCGTCCGGGCTTTGGGTAATGGTTGAGCTCGTCGTTTTCCCTGATGTGGAGGCGGCTCTGGTCGCGTACCTGAAGTCTCGGCTGACGGGAGTGAAGGTGGCCACCAAGGTTCCGAACCCTGGTGGGACGAATCCTCCGCCAATCGGGAAGTTGGTCAGGGTCGAGGCGGCCGGTGGTTCCGGTCGTGGGTTGGCGATGTCGAAGCGGCTGCTGATCGTGCAGTGCTGGGACACCAAATCGGCGGACGCTGCAGCCCTGTGTGAGCGGGTGGCCGCGCTCGTGTTCGCCGCCCAGTACGACCCTGCGGTCCCCGAGATCCGGGGTGTCACCTCAGTAGGGGAGCCGGCATCGTTCCCGGACCCCGACACATCGCTTCCGCGATACCAGTTCTCGGCGTCCCTTGATGTCCGCGGGCACATAACTCAATAACAACTTCACACGAACTTCCTCTTTCTCAGGCCGGGTCCACATCTGCCTGAAAGGGGCACCCCATGGCTTCCACAGCCGCAAACGTGTTCGCTGCGACACCCAACGTGACCGGCGCGGTGCGTAACGCCCCGCTCGGCACCACACCGCCCACCAACGCCACCACCGCCCTTCCGGTCGGCTGGATCGACCTCGGCTACATCGGTGAGGACGGCGTCACCGAGACGCTGACCCGCGACACCGAGAAGAAGAAGGCGTGGGGCGGCGCGACCGTCAAGGTGCTGCAGACCGACTTCGCGAACACCTTCCAGTTCGCGTTCATGGAGTCGATCAACGCCGACGTCCTCAAGCGTGTGTTCGGCTCGGCGAACGTCACCGACGACGGCGACGGCAACATCACGGTCGCCAAGAACAAGATCCAGCTCCCGCACGAGTCGTGGGCCATCGATTCCAAGGACGGCGCGAACCTGCTCCGCACCTACATCCCGGACGGTCAGATCACCGAGATCGACGACATCACCCGTGTCCACACCGACACGATCATGTACACCGTCACGATCGAGGGCTTCGAGGATGAGGACGGCAACACGTCGTACGACTTCATCTACAACGACGCTCTGGCGGATGTGACTCCGTGATGCAGACGGTCGCGCAGCGGAAGAAGGAACTCGCGGAGGCCGCGGAGGCTGAGCGTGTTGCTCATGCGAAGGCCGAGACGGTTCGCCAGGCGCGCAGCGTCCCCAAGGGTGACGCCGACCCGCAGGCCCCTGAGGCCAGTTGAGAACCCGCCGGTGAGGTTCACCGTTGGACCCGGCCTGCCTCACCGGCGGGCTTCGTGAGGCCGGGACAACACCTACCCAATTGATTGAAAGGCTGGGTCCACCAAATGGCACTCGAGAAATTCCACTGGCTTCCGAAGGGTTCGCCGAAGACCAAGGAAATCATCCTGCCCCGGTTCGGTCAGATCCCCGGCGGGATCTTCCGCAAGCTACGCAAGGCCGATGAACTGGAGCAGTTCTACGGTCTGCTCGAAGTCCTCGTCGACAAGAAGATGTGCACCGAGAAGACTCTCGACCTGATCGACGAACTGACTCTCGAGCAGCAGATGGACATGATGAAGGAGTGGCAGAACGATTCTGAGATGGCGGGCGTCCCGGAATCCTAGGGCTTCTCGATTACTGCGACGAGCATCGAGAAGCCATATCGGCTGACCTCATCCGGCTAGGGCTACGGTTCCGCAATGCCGGCACACCAGACTTCGAGTGGTGTGATCTGCGGGCCATCATCCTCACGATCGCCAAAGACCGTTCCTCGGCGTTGTTCCGCGAGCTCTACCCGGAGTATGTGGAGTGGGACTTGGGAGCGCACCTCGCCGCTGATGCTGTCGACCTACTCCATCTGTTGGTGTGGATGAAGACTAAGGATGGGTCGAGGGGCCGGAACCGGCCGAAGCCCTATCCGCGGCCTGGCGTCGAGGATGCGGATTCGTCGAAGAAGGTCCGCAAGGGTGACGTCATCACTCTGGATGCGGCCCGCGACCTCTTTGCGCTTCCTGCGGCGAACTGACTGCTATCCGCCTTCACCCATCAAGCATTCGGGGGTTTCGCAGTCGTCTCCGATGGGGGCGTCGGTATCGATCATTCCGTCACCGTTCTTGTCCCAGCCGGGCGGGATGCCACCGCTGTCCGGTGCCGCGGTGTCCGGGGCGGTCGTCTCCGGTGCCGGGTTGGTGGGTTCGGGCGCTGGTTGCTCAGTGGTTGTTGCCGGCGCCTCGCTGGTGACAGGGGCGAGTGCCTGACGCCACTCGGCGGGAAGCTTCCACTCCACCCGCTGATCCACGCCAGCAGTGTCGAGGTGGTAACCGATCGCTGTGGTCATCACCGGCACGGACAGGGTCGGCGATCCGTCCTTGCTCGTGTTCGGCGGGACGTCGATGAACTCCACTGAGCCTTCACACGCGAAAGCAGTGTCGGTGGCCTGTTCAATCTCGCTGTTCTGGGCGACCTTGTTGGCGTCGTTGACGTAGTAGAAATCGCTCGGCCACAACCACTGCTCCGTCTCAACATCCCCTGTCTGAATGGTGGCGACGAACTTGGTGTGCGCCACCTCAGGGTGATCACCGGCGCAGCCCGTGCTGTCCAGGCGGGTGCCGGTGATCGTCAGAACCGGCGCTCCGTCACTGCCGGTAATGGCCACAGGCTCGCCGAGCGCGACTTCGATCGCGCCGCGACCGTTCGTTTCCACAGTTGACGGCGCCATAGAGGACGAGCTGGCTGCCGCGGTGTCACCGCTGTCGCTCGAGCAGGAACTCAGAATGCACGCCGCTGCTGCGCACACCGCAGCGATAGCGAGACGTCGATTCATCACTGAACTCAACTTTCTTCCGGAAATCCGCAGCATATCCGGTTACGCGACCGAAAGGGGCTTGTCTCTTGGCTACTGAGGTCGGCGTCGGATACGTAACCATCCTTCCCTCGATGCGGGGGTTCCGCCGTGAGGTGAATCGCGAGCTTCATGGCGTGGAGGCTGATGCCCGCGTCCATGGTGAGCGTTCGGGCAGGTCGATGGCCTCCGGTTTCATGCGGGGCTTCCGCGCGAACGCCGACTTCACCCGCGAAGGTCAGGACGCCGGTCACCGTTTCGGCCGCGGGTTCCTGTCCGGAATGCGCAACGGGATTGTCGGCGTTGCTGCGGCGTTCGGGATCGTGAATGGCGCTGTGCAGGGCACAGTCCGACACATCGGCACCATCGCCACCGCAACACTGTGGGCATCTCGGATCATGCGCGGGTTTGCGGTGCAAGTAATGGCCGGTGCGACCGCCTTGCGGATGCTCGCCGGAGCCAACCTGGGAAGACTCGCTGGCGGCCTGAGGATCGTGTCCGCCTTCGCAGGAGCGCTTGCCCGCGACGTCGCCCGCGCAACAGCAGCCGTACTAGTTCTGTCGGCTGCAGTACGCACCCTCGGCCGGATCACGCGCGGCTCCCGCATTCTCGGCGCACTCACCGTTGGTGTGGCTGGCCTGATTGGCGTCGCCAGTACCGCAGCGCCCGCACTGGCCGCTCTCGGCGCGGCGATCGCCACCGTTGGGTCCGCTGCAGGTGGTGCGGCAATCGCCGGCATCTCCGCGTTCGGTGCGGCGATCGCTGGCCTGAAGGTCGGCATGCTCGGCGTCGGCGACGCCTTCAAGGAGATGTTCAAGACCCCCACGGGTGGGGGCGGTGCTGCCCAGGCGGTCGACAACACCAAGGACATCACACGGGCAGAACGCAATCTCGCGAAAGCCGTTGAGGCCGAGAAGGACGCGCAGGAAGACGTCTCCAAAGCTCGCGACGATGCACGCAAGAAGCTGCGCGACCTAGACCTCCAGCTCAAGGGTGCAGCTCTCTCCGAGAAGGACGCACAACTCGCCCTCCGGGAAGCCCGGGCCGACCTCGCCGGCGGCGGATTCGAGACCAGCACCGACCGTGAGCGGGCAGTCCTCGCCGTCCAGGAGGCCGAACTCCGCCTGGCTGAGGTGCAACGCGAGAACGGCGACCTTGCGAAGGAAGCCGCTCAGACCCGCACCAAGGGCGTCGAAGGTTCAGACGAGGTTGTCGAGGCGCAGGAACGATTGCGTGACGCCACCCTCGAAACCAAGGATGCGCGCGAGGCTCTAGCTGAGGCGAAGCAGCCGAAAGACACCGGCAGCACCGGCGGCGTCGATAAGCAGGCCGAGGCGATGGCCAAGCTATCCGGCAATGCTCAGGGTTTCGTTCGCTCGGTGATGGGCGTGAAGCCAGCGTGGGACTCGATGCAGCGCAGCGTTCAGGACTCGCTGTTCGACGGTCTCGCAGATCGGGTCGGCCCGCTCGCGGACACGTGGCTTCCCCGTTTGGGTGGCGCACTGCGTGGTGTCGCAGGTGGATTCAACCAGGGCGCCAAGAGCGCTATCGACTGGATGAACTCGTCGCAGGGCATCCCGATTGTGTCGTCTTGGTTGAAGACTTCGTCGGGAATGGCCGCGAACATGGGCAAGGCCCTCGGCAACATCATGCCCGGGCTGATGTCGATCGCTGCAGGTGCTGGCGAAGCGTTCGCGCCGATGGTGTCCAGCATGGCCGACGGTGCGAAGTCGCTGTCGACCATGCTTGTTGAGGCTCAGCAGTCGGGCCGGATCAAGACGTTCTTCGTTGACGCGTTCAACCAGGTCAAAACGGTCATCCAGAACGTCACCGCGGTAGTTGGCCCGTTGTGGGCGGCGTTCATGCGGCTCGGGCAGATCTCTGCTGCGGGGTTGGCGCCGGGGATGCGTTCGATCGGGCAGGCGATCCGCGAGGCCACCCCCGGGCTGGTGCAGATGGCCGAACGTCTGATGCCTGCGCTTGGCCAGGCGCTGACTAACTTGGCGCCGATCATTCCGGCCATGGTGCACGCCTTCTCGCCGTGGGCCACCATCCTTGCGGCGATCGCACCGCATGTCGCCACCATCATGTCCAAACTCGGCCCACTGGCTCCTGTGTTGTTGACGGTGGCTGTCGCGGTCAAGGGCGTCATGATGGCGATGACATTGTGGAACGCGATCATGGCGGTTTCCTCTGTCGTGCAGGGGATCTTCGCGTTCGCAGTAGGCCGTTCGGCAGCATCGTTGGGCGTCAACACAATCGCTCTCGGCGCCTACAAGGTTGCGCAGATCGCAGCAAACATTGCCACCAAGGCCGGCGCTTTCGCGATGCGCATGTTCGGAGCCGCACTCCGGTTCGCGATGGGTCCGATCGGGTGGATCATCTCCGCTGTCGCTCTCATCGGCGCAGGACTCGTCCTGCTGTACAAGAAAAACGAGACCTTCCGCAACATCGTGAACGCGGTGTGGAAGGGCATCAAGAACGCTATCGGCGCGGTTTGGTCGTGGCTGTCCACCACTGTGTGGCCCGGCATGCAGGCCGCGTTCCGCGTCATCGGCCAGGTCGCGATGTGGTTGTGGCGCAGCGTCATCCTTCCCGCCTGGAATGGCATCAAGATGGCGATTGGCGTGGCCTGGACCATCATCAAGGGCTACTTCACCGCCTACATGTCGGTGGTGAAGTTCCTCGGCGGTGTGGTGATGTGGCTGTGGAACACCATCATCGTGCCCGCTTTCAACGGCATCAAGACTGCGATCGGGTTCGCATGGGCGCTGATCCAACCGATCTTCCAAGCTTTCATGTCCGTCCTGCGGGTTGTTGGCACGGTCGCGACGTGGTTGTGGAAGAGCGTCATCGTCCCGGTGTTCAACGGGATCAAGGCTGCCTCCCAGTTCATGTGGACGGGCGTCTCCGTCATCTTCGGCTGGTTCAAGGCTGGGTTCAGCATCCTCGCCGGACACCTGCGTGCGGTCGTCGACACCGTCATCACCCCGGTCTGGAACGCGGTGAAGGCCGGTGCCAGTTTCCTATGGTCCGGCGTGAAGACCATCTTCGACTGGATCAAGGGCGGCTGGAACCTTCTCGCCACTGCGATTCGCACGGTGTGGGAGAACGTCATCCGCCCTGCGTTCGATGCGGTGAAGTCCGCTGTCGGCAAGGTCGGCGACATGTTCTCCGCTGTTGCGGAGGGTATCCGCACCACGTGGGACAAGATCAAGGGTTACGCCGCCGCGCCGATCCGGTTTGTGGTGAACACGGTGTGGAACAACGGCCTGCGGTCGGTGTGGGAGAAGATCGCCGGATTCCTGCCGATCCCGAAGGCGCCGGCACCCACACCTGTCGCGTTCGCCCAGGGTGGCCCTGTGCCGATGGGCAAGGGCGCCAAGCGTGGCAAGGACTCCGTCCACGCGCTGATGATGCCCGACGAGCACGTGTGGGACGTCGCCGACGTCAAGCGCGCTGGCGGGCACGGAGCCATGTACCGGATGCGGCAGATGGTGGAGTCCGGCCGTCCGTTCACCTGGACCCCCGGCGGGATTGGGGGCGCGTCGGAAGGCGGCCCGCTGCCGCGGTTCGAGAAGGGCGGTGCGGTCGAGGCTGGGATGCGACTCGCGCCCCTTGGCGGCGAGGGCGGCCTGAAACCGATCGCGGTGTTGATGCGTCGCATCATCTTCCGGCTGTGGAAGCAGATCAAGGATATCGGCGGATACCGGCAGGACGCCTACCCGGAACACCCGTCGGGGCGTGCCCTCGATGTGATGGTCCCCGATATGAAGACGGGCGACGAGGTCAACGCCTGGACTCACGCCAACGCCAAGAAGTTCCCGATCGAGCACACCATCTGGAAGCAGCGGTGGCGTCCGCAGGGGAACATCAACGGCCAGCCGATGGAGGACCGCGGCAGCCCCACCCAGAACCACATGGACCACGTCCACAGCTGGTACAAGGAGCAGGCTGTCAACCCCGATGTTGTGCCGGAGGGGCTGGTCGGGTTCGACGGGATGACCCCGGAGGACAAGCGGTCCTGGCTTCATCAGAAGGTCAAAGAGATCATCGACTCGATGGCCGGCGGCATCCGCAAGGTCATCTCGGGCACCTTCGACGGCAAGACTGAGGGCGTCTTCGGAATCCCGAAGGCGTTCATGGACAAAACGTTCGGGTCGATGCTGAACAAGGCTGTTGAGGTCGTTCGGACGTTGAAGGATGTTGGTAAGTGGTACGACCTGGGGAAGAAGTCGGTCAAGAACGTCATCAAGTCGGTCCCGATCGTGGGTGGCTTGTTCCGTGACCAAGGTGGGTTCGTTCCGACCGGGCAGAGTGTCGTCACGAACGAGACCGGCAAGCCTGAGGCGGTTCTGAACTGGCAGCAGCTGCAGGACGTCATCAAGCAGATGGAGACCGGCGCAACCCTCGCTGACGCGTTGGCGAAGGTGGGCGCGCAGCCGACCGACACCATTCCCGAGGGTGCGGTGGTGTTCAAGAAGAACACCGACCTCGAGGGCGTGAAGGCTGTCGCCGAGGAGTTGCGGGCGAAGTCCGAGGTCGACCCCAGTAATCTGAAAGACCCGAAGGCTGGTGCTACCGAGGAGAAGACGTGGCTCGCGGACAGCTTCTCGGAGAGCTTCGGCAATCTCACCTCGAACGCAGTCAGTGATGGCATCAAGAATGCGCTCGGCCAGAAGAAGGACACTGGCGAGGGTGGTGACCCGACTCAGGCTGACGTGATTGCCGAGCGGTTCAGTTCGGCTGCGAAGTCGGCTGTTTCGGAGCAAGCGCAGGATGCGATGGGCTTGTTCTCGATCCCTGATTCGCCATCGCTGCTCAACGCTTTCAACCAGTTCATGGAGGCGAAGAAGAAGCACGACACCGCGAAGGCTGGCAACGATCCTGCCGACCCCAACGCGGATTCGAGCTCGTCGACCAACCCGGGTACGACCGAGGACTATTCGTCTCTCGACCCCAGTGGGCAACTCCAGTACAAGGAGGAGCAGTCCAAGATTCAGGATGTCGCTGAGGGTCCAGGTGGGATGCCGAACATCCAGTACAACCCGGGTGGTGGTGCTGAGCAGTGGCGTCCGCTGGCGCAATGGGCGATCGACTATGTCAACCAGTCGATGAAGGGACCTGCTCAGCTGCAGGCGATGGTGGAGCAGATCGGTGACGAGTCGGGCGGTGACCCGAAGGCGCAGAACAACTACGACATCAACGCCCAGAACGGTGTGCCGTCGGGTGGTCTGCTGCAGGTGATTGAGCCGACCTTCCAGGCCAACCGGGACCCGAAGTTGCCGAACGACAAGTTCCATCCGGGCGCCAATCTTGTGGCGGCACTGCGGTACTACGTGCCGAAGTACGGCAAGGATCTCACTGCACGGTGGGGGCGCGGTAAGGGTGGCTACAAGAAGGGCGGCTACACCGGCAACATCGGCGTGAACGACATCGCTGGGTTCGTCCACGGCCGCGAGTTCGTCATGCCTGAGGGGCCGACAGCGCGCAACGGCGCAATGCTCGAGGCCATGCGGTCCGGTGTCGACTTCACACCAGTCAGCGCCTTCGGAGGCGGGGCGGACAACTCCACCCACTTCCACAACCCTGTGTTCCGGGATGAGCAGGAGTTCTATGAGCGGCAATCTCGGCTGCAGCGGGCACGGCAGCGGGCAATGAGCGGAGGCCGTAGCTGATGTTGAAGATCTCCATGATCGGCACGTCGGGGATGCACTGGCCCGTCAACTACGAGGGCAAGTTCTCTGGCCTCACGTTGAGCGAGGGCGGCGTCCAAGGTCTTCTCGATTCGCCAGTGGAAACCCAGTGGATCGAGGACACCGAGGGCGGCGCCGTGTATGGCGGCATCCGCTACCTGCCGCGCGACATGACCTTGGGATTTTACCTCGACGACGAAGCTGGCGGTGAGTCGGAGATTGGGCGTCTCGAGTCCGACTTCCGGATGGATTTCACCGCGGAGCCTGACGAGTGGGACGACGACTTCCAGCACACGCAGGTGTTGGTGGAGTCGGAGATGTCAGGGGAGCGTCGCCTGACGGTTCAGATGCGGGAAGCGCCGGAGTTGAAGACGGAGCGGGACCCGTACACGCAGCAGTTTTATGACATCACCTACGAGATGCGTGCGCCGATGCCGTTGTGGGATTCCGGCACCCACGTGGAGCCTTTCGAGCGGTCGACCACCTCGGGGTCGGGGACGATCCTGGTGTGGAATCCGACGGATGTTCCGATGCGGCACACGTGGGTGTTGACCCGGGCGAAGTGGACGTTGCCTGATCCGTCGTGGCGGGGGAAGAAGGGTTCACGTGCGCCGGCAGGTCCGTATGCGTCGCGCACCCTGCCTCTGCCGATCATCACATCGAGCGATCAGGGCGTTCGGATCACGCGTGAACGCCGCAAGTTGGTGGCGATGACATTTACCGGCTCCAACTTCCAGGGCCGGATGGGCGGCAAGTTTCTGATGCACGACATCCCGCCGTACACGCCACCGACGTTGCTGCCGATCTCCTACACCGATGCCCCTGCTGGGGGAGCTCGGGCGGAGTTGCACCAGCCGCGGTTGTGGACGCGCCCTGTAGGCCTCGAATTCCCAGGGTTGTCATGACCGCACCAGTGCTGACCGGCAGCCTCCAAGAACAGTGCGACGCCATTCTGGCTGCGACCGTTGCCGAGGAACGCCGGCTGGAGCGAATGCAACGCACCCCGCCCGGGGTGTTCATCTTCGACGGCCACCAACGCCTCCAGCACCTCCTCCTCGAGGTGGTCGAGTTGCACGTCGAGGACCCGGAGAACGACACCGGACCCATCGAGTTGGCGATCCCGTTCGATCATCCGGTAGCGCAGTGGATGAACGACGACATCGGCCGCATCCAGCGGGGCGAGGGCGAGTTCTTCCACATCGATGTGGAGCACAACGGCATTCGGGTGTCGGGCCGGTATGACGCGAAGTCGGTGAAGAAGGACGGCAAGGGGCAGCGGATGCTGCACGTCACGTTCCTCACCGACTACGAGAACCTGAAGTGGATCGACGTCTGGTCGAACCCGTTCCTGCCGGCGATCTTCCAGTTCCCACGCATCTTCCTACTCGCAGGGCCGGCGATCTGGACCCTGAAAACAGCTTTGCTGCTGCAGCTGTGGCGCATCAACTCGAGTATCTGGCAGATCCCCGACGACCCCATGAACCCGTCCACCTGGCTGGACGGGTTGGACATGTCGAACTGGGACATCGTCATCAAACCCACCAGCTTCCTGCAGGACATGGCGGCGGGCACGACGTGGTGCCTGTTCATGTCGCGGTGGGGGAAGTGGCACGACCGCGCCGAGATGATCCTGAAAGACGCCGAACTGTCGGTGGTGACGCGCCGGTACCGGAAGGGCGATCCGGAGCCGTGGCCCGGAGCCTTCGTGACCGGCATCAAAGATGGTGCGCTCGTGGTGGACATCGTCGACAAGTCCGGGCACATGGAAGGCGCCGCGAACGGCGGCACCGTGTTCGACGGGTTCACCCGCACCATCCGCGAGCTCGTCGGCGACTTCATCGAGGATGCCGAAACAGAGCTGGTGGGTGAGCCGACGTGGCCGTCCAAGTTCTACGAGGACATGTTCGGCACGCCCAAGGGTTTCCCGTTCGTCCACTTCCCCGCCGACTCCGGGGTGGAAACCGAATTCACCACAACACCTTCCAAGGGTGTCATCTTGAATGCTGGTGGCCAGTCAGCCCCAGGTGTCAACGAGCTCATCAGTGCTGGCATTCAGACGGTCGGCGATCTGGTGACGTCGAACCTGAACATCGGCGGCTACGGCATCGGCGCCCAAGGTGGTGCGATCGACGCGGTGCTCAAACCGTTCTACACCGACACCGTGCTGGCGTGGATCTCAGTGAAACTGCCGCACAGAATAGCCCAATCGGGGTCGTCGCACTACAAGGAGTATCACCTCGATCTGCCAGGCAAGGCGTACACGTTGTCGTCGGTGATGGCGATGCGCGCCGGGATCGTGGCGACTCGGCGAACGAAGAACGCGACGGTGAAGGTGTCATCGCTGACCCCGTATGTGGTGGGGTGGCCGGGTTCTGGGCATCTGTACAAGGGTGACCGCGCGAGCTTCGAGGTGGCGGGGGATACGCGCCGCGAGATCCATGTGGAGCGGGTGAAGGTCGCGAAGCTGGACTGGTCTTTCGATCACTTCGCGCAGTGGGAGTTGGAGTTCGGGCCTCGTGAAGATGAGGACCCGATGGCCCGTCTGATGCGCGAGATCCAAGGCTTGGCTACCGCCGCATCCGAGCTCGGACTGTTCTAGGAGATGAAGTGACGTTCAAGCAGTGGGCTGACATGTCCGACGAGGAACGCGAAGCGGAGGCGCAGGCGGTCTCAGCGTTGTTCATCGGCCTCCCGGGCGTGGTGGGAGCGCCGCTGATTCTGGGGCCGGAGTACTGGCTGGATGTCGCACGTCACCTCGTCGAGGGTGGTGTGCGGTTGGTGGCGGACTCGATCAAGCACTACGAAGCCGGCGAAAGTCTGGATGCGCAGAAGGCGGCGGGGAAGTGGATCTACGACTGTCATGAGCCTGATGAGACGTATGAGCAGCGGATTGCCCGTCTCGCTGATGAGGAGCATCAGGCGTACATGGCGAGGCTCGAGGAGCTGAAAGCCCGGCATGCCGATAAGCAGGATCGGGTGGCTCAGGCTGAGGCGGTGGCGTTCGCGGCGGAGGTGAAGCTCCGTACGGATGCGGGGACGTTGGCGGGTTCTCCGCACGCTGACGTCGACCTTAAAGACATCCGCACCTAGTCTCATCCGACTTTCGACCCTGCACCCGCCGGGTGTGGGGATCTCACCATGCCAGGAGGCGCCCAATGGGTTTCCGAACTGCGTACGGCTACACCCACTCTGAGAACGGGTGGCGTATGTGCAACCGCGACGAATGCGTCCTGGTGCCAGGCCCGTACATGAACACCGCACCGATCCGCTCAGGTGCCCCCGCCATCATCCTGGGTGACTTCGCCCGTCGTTACCACGCTGAAATCGCGCCGCTGGTGTCGCCTGTGTGGGGATGGTCGAACACCAACGACGTTGCCACCTCCAACCACCTGTCGGGTACCGCACTGGATTTGAATGCAACGCAGTGGCCGTGGGGGTTGCTGCGGATGCCGGCGTCGCTGGTATCGAAGACGAACCGGCTCCTCGAGTTCTACGAGGGCACCGTGTTCTGGGGTCGCCGCTGGTCCCGGCCGGATGAGATGCACTTCCAGATCGGCGTGCCGGAGGGGAATCCAGCGCTCGCCCGAATCGTGTCGAAGATTCAGCGTGGTGGCGATCCGCCCGCGCCACCTCAGTGGCAGCCATCCGCCCGGGACTTCGAGGCGTTCTCGCAGTTGGGGCGGTTCTGACGTGGGCACGTATTGGGCGGATGTGTCCCAGTTTCAGCCGGTCAGCAACGACGACTACCCGCATCGGGTGTTCTGTTTCCGCAGCAACACCGGCAGTGTGAAGGACTCCCGCGCTGACGCCAATCTGACGTGGGCGTTGTCGGCGCTGGACCGCGGTCGTCTCGACATCGTGATCGTCTACTACTTCTTCCGCCCTGGTGCTGCGAACTGCGATTTGTGGCGGGAAGTGGTCACCCGCGACGGGCGGATTGATCCGCGGATCGTGTGCATGGTCGACGTCGAGTCCGGCAACGGCTCGTCGCAGGGGTCGATCCCGAATTGGGACCACTCTTCTGAGATCAACGACGAGATCAATCGTGTGCGCGGCTGGCTCGGCGGCAAGCGGGTGATCGGTTACTACAACCCGAAAGCGGACCCGGCGCTCTGGCAGAACCGGGGGACGATCCCGCTGGTCGTGCCGCACTACGGGATTCAACCCGGCCAGTCCTATGCGTATCCGAATCGGTTCGCGCATCAGTACTCCGACCGGGTCGTATGCGCCCCGTTCGGGCCGTGCGACGCCAACTACACCGACCTGTCCATCGACCAGCTCAAAGCGCTGTTCGGTCTCACTGAAGGAGCCCCCGTGGCATCACTGAATCAAGCCCAGGCCAACGCCGTCGCCGAGGGGGGCGGGCAGCTGCTGCGTTACGCCGGCCGTATCCGTCTGCCGTCGGCGTGGCTGCGGAAGATCCTCGGCCATTCATGGCTGGACAAGGAAGGCCCCCGCTATGCAGACGCGTTCGCGGCCTTGGTCAACGAGGTCGTGTGGGACGGATACGACTTCACCAGCCCCATCAACGATGTCGCGCTGCTCGACATCCCAGATGAGCAGGGCAAGAACCTCGTGACGATGGTCCGCCAGATCGGCGCCCGTCAGAAGCAGATCGAGAAGAAGCTGGACCGCATCCTCGCGGCCCTCGACACACAGGAGAAGTGACCATGTCTGCCATTCGTGCTTGGTTCGATACCCCGAACCGCCGCGCCTACGTCCACGCTGTGGTGCTCGCCGTTTTCGGAGTCATCACCGTCTCCACCAAGGTCGACCCGTCGCTGGGTGTTCTGATCGCCGCCGCGGCTGTCGCGGTGTTCGACCTCGGCCTGGCGTTGCTGCATTCGTCGGCGAAGTGGCGCACCCTCCTGTACGGGGTGGTGATCGCGTTGCAGCCTATCGGTGTTGCGGTCGCGATCGGCACCACCGAGCAGTGGGCTTCCGGCCTGGTGTTGCTGTCGGCGATCCTCGGTGTCGGTCTGGCTGCGGCGAAGACCCCAGTTCCCGCCGAGTACGGCACAGCTGAGTCGACGGTCCGATGACTCTTCCCTTCAACCCCGAGGTGTGGAACAGCGTCGGGGTTGTCGGGTTCCTCATCGTGACAGCCGGCATCGTGTTCTGGGGACTCAAACAGGGCTGGCTCATCCTCGGTATCCATCACCGGGAGATCGTGTCGGCGAAAGACGAGACCATCGCCGAGCTCAGGGAAGGTCGCCGCAACGACGGCCAAACCATTCAGCAGCTCACGACGACCGTCTCTGAGTGGGATGTCGCCGGCAAGCTGCAAACCCACATCCTGGACTCCCTCCGCGAGTCCGCTGGGAGGGGCCAGTCATGAGGTGGCCGTGGCAGCGTGAGATCGATCGTGCACGTCAGGAAGCGCAGCAGGCGCGGCAGGCGAAAGAGGCTGCTGCGGTGCAGTTGCGGGACGTGGAATCAACCATCAATGAGTCATTGGAGACGGTGCAGCGGCTGCGTTCTCACCTAGAGCGGAATGGGTGGACGGAGTTGTTGCAGGATGCGTGGGGTAGAGGATGAAGCATCTGCTGCGTGAGGCGCGTAGGCGGAGTGTCCGGGGCGAGTTCTCGGCTGTGGAGTGGTTTGTCCTCGCGGCGGGCGTGACGATTGTCGGTCTGACGCTGATCGCCGATCTGTGGATCACCATCGACTACCGGCTCGCGGCGAACATTTCACTGCTGTGTATTGCGGTGCTGGTCAACACGTTCACACTGTTCTACTTCGTGCGGTCGCCGTGGTGGACGAACCGGATCGGTCGCATCTATCTGGCGAAATGCTTGGTGTTGTCACTGGTGTTGGATCAGATCGCGGTCACATTGTGGTGGGACATGGATTACCCGTACAGGCAGCAGATTCGGTTCGCGATCTACACGCTGGGCGCCATCGTGTATGTGCCGATGTTGGTGTCTCTGTTGCGGTTGCAGAGGGCGGATCGGGATGCGCAGGTGACCGCATGAGGGTGATCAAGCTTCGTGGCGCTGGTGAGTCGTTGGGCGGCCGGAACATGTTGTCGTCGATCGCTGGTGAGGACCTGCCCTATCAGGCTGAGATCCGTCCGATCGGTCTGGGCACGTATGCGGAGTCGGTGGCTGATGCGCGGCGCCGGCTGCGTGAGCTCGATGCTGACGGCGAACCGTACGTCCTCGTGGGCTACTCCCTCGGCGCCGCCGCGGCAGGGGATTTCGTGCAGTACGACCGGCCCCGCAACTGCAAAGGCATCGTGCTGCTGTCTGATCCCAAGCGCCACGCCAACCAGGTGTCACACAAGGGTGTCCCTCGAGGTAACTGGGGCATCGCCGGCCAGCGTCTGATCACGCATGTGCAGTGCTACTCGTACACGATCCCGGACGATCCGATCTCAGCGCTGCCGGGGGATAACGGGATGCGGCAGATCGCGCAGCAGGTGACGGGGTTGCAGCAGCCTTTGCCTGGGCGGTGGTGGGATGCGGGTTTTACTTTGCACTGGCTGCTCAAATACACCTCGGGAGGTAGGCACGTTGCCTACGGTTCTGAGCGGATCAACGGCACCACATACCTCGCTTCGGTGAAGGCGATGGTTGAGGGGCTGGCCCGATGACAACTCCAGATCAACCGTCCGCGGGTGTCAACAACAACTACTTCCTTCCCGCCAACCGCCCCAACGCGGCGACCTCCGGGTTGTCACAGTTCGCATCGGCGGATCAGGAGTTCTGGGACGACTACGCCTATAACCAGTGGGACCCCAAGTTCAAGGGGATGGGGGAGCCGGTTGATGTGATCCGGTTGCTCGCTCACGCAGCGACAGCGAACATCTCGAACATCATCAATGGCATCTTCAACGGTTGGTTCGGCGGTGGTGGTGTCGGTGACCCGCAACAGGTGCAGTACACGATCGAGGCGATCGCTGACGCTGTGATCAACGGGTTCACGGTCGAAACGAAAGTCACCTCGGGCACGTGGACCAAGCCGGCGACGATCACCGAGCTTGTAGTGATCGGTATCGGCGGAGGTCGAAGCGGCGCCAACGGCGGCACAGACATCGGTGGTGACGGCGGCGCAGGCGGGCTCGGTGGCGGATACATCGCACAGACCCTCAACCCTGCTGACGTCCCGGCGAGTGTCCCCTACACGATCGGCGCCGCGAATCAGGCGACGACGTTCGGGTCGTTCCTGAACGTAAATGGTGGAGCCGGTGGTATCGCGTCCGACTTCGGATTCACGCCGACGACGTCGACACCCGGCAGGGGCGGCAACGGCGGCAAAGGCAACGCGGGCAGCAACTTCGACTCGTTCCCTGGGCTTGCAGGTGAGGCGTCCGCGCTGGGCGCTGCAGGCGTCGGTGGCGCGTCGGGCGATCGGCTCGACAGTGGGCAGCCGGGTACTGCGGGCGGCAACGTGAGCGCGGCGACTCGCACCAAGTCCGGCGGGGGCGGCGGCGGTGGGGGTGGCGGTAGCGGCACGGCGACGACGTTCCAAACACGGTACGGCGGTGCAGGCGGCCCGGGCGGTTACCCCGGCGGTGGTGGTGGCGGTGGTGGCGGTCGCGGCGGCCAGGCGACGGGCGGCAACTCGAACGCTGGCGCGGGCGGGATCGGCGCGACCGGAATCCTCTGGATCTTCTGGAGGTGACCCGTGGACGTTGAATACGTGTGCGAGGCAACGTGGATGCCTCCGACAACGAACTTGTATCGATGTGGCGATGGCCGGCACTTGCTGGTGTTGGTGGTGAGCGTCCCCGATGTTGTCGCGTTGACTGCGAGCACCGGGATGCGGGTGCCCATCGCGAGGTCTCACATCACCCCTGAGGTGTCGGTGTTCCTCGCTGACGAGCAGGGTCAGGTCGTCGACTATGACGGCGATGTGGCGAACGGTTTGACGCCGATCGCGTCCACCAACACTCGGTCGTTCGCGACGACCATCCTTCCGTCTGAGATCTGCTCACACGCGGAGGCGTTGGCGGTTCTCGGCTACACCCTCACAGAACAGGAGACGTCATGACTGTCACTCTCGGTTGGGAGGGTATCCGCGCTGAGCTGCCGTTGTATCGGCAGTCGGATCTGGTGTTTTCGCTTGATCCTGTGGATGCGTCGTCGGGGAATATCACGTCGTGGCCTGTGGGTGCGGCGTCGACTTTGTATTTCTACAACGGAGATCCGGTGAAGAAACCAACGTCGCAGGCGCCAGTACTCACCGTCCCGGGTGTGGTGGAGCCGCCGTCGATCGACTACATCGTGCAGCAGGAAACCCTGGCGCCCGCGTTGGGGACGGCTACCCATTTTCTGGTGACGGTGTCGATGCCGGAAACCCCCACCCAGGAGTACCCCCTGTATTTCGGGAAGGTGGTGCGTCGTGTCTGACGTGACCCACTGGCTTGTCCGGGAGTGGAACGACCGCAACGGAACCCGGCACTGGATAGACGACGAGGGCCGCGAGCACGTCGCTCTCGAGGCCGAACAAACCCTGCACCTCGACATCGACTACAACCTAGGAGAATGACATGGCACTCGCCACCAATGCGATGAAAACAGCCCTGCTGAACGCTTATGCGGCGCAGGGCACCTGGATTTCCCTGCACACCGCTGACCCCGGTTCGACTGGGGCGTCGGAGGTGTCCGGTGGTACCCCCGCGTATGCGCGTCAGCAGACGACGTGGGGGACTCCGGCGTCGGGGTCGATGACGGGGTCGAAGGTGTCGATCAACGTTCCCGCGACGACTGTCGTTGCGGCTGGTGTGTATTCGGCGCAGACGTCGGGCACCTATCTGGACAAGTTGGCGATCCCGTCGACGACGGTGTCGGCGAACGCGACGATCGACGTGACGCCTACGATCACCATCACGTAAGTGATTGTTCTTGCGGGCCGGGTTGTTACGCCGGTCCCGAACAGGCCGTACATTTTCACGGCGGTCCCGGTGTCCCGTGTCGGGACGGTGTTGCCGGACGTGCCGCATGTGAAGACTCGGCTTCCTGCCGTGCCGTCGGTGGGTGTGAAGCTTCCGTCCGTGCCGCGGTATCGGACACGTCGGCCGCCGACGAAGGAACGTCTGGTTGCCGGCAACACGATGTCTGTGTCGGGGTCGGCGGTGGTTCACGCCCGCTTGGGTGTGGAGTTCGCCGAGCAGTCGGTGCAGGTGGACCAGGTCGGGAAGCTGGCTGTTGGCGTCAACGCTGCCGGGTCTGCTGTGGTGTTGGGGTCGGCTGTGGTGCGAGCTCTGTACACGGTCACCGGCACGAACAGCATCGATACCGGGGCTTCGGGTGTTGCCCGTCCGCGGCATGTTCTCGCCGCCACCCAGGCCATCGTTACTGCGACGGATGGTGGGGGTGCGCGCGCCCTCTACAGTCTGGCCGCCACCCAAGACATTGGGGTGGATCAGCCTGTCGCGTCCCGGCCGTTCATCGAGGTCACCGCTACCCAGGACATCGCTGTGGTGTCGTCTGCGTCGTCGGTCCCCTCGGTGGGGACGGTGAACGCGGACGCCACCCAAACACTCGCGGTGGAGTCGGTAGCGGTGGTGCGGGTCCGGCACACAGTCTCGGCGGTGCAGGGCATTGAGACGGGGGAGTCCACCATCTTGGATGGTCTCCGTGTGCCGTTGGCTGCTGCACAGAACGTTGGGGTGTCGGGTGTGGGGGACGGTCGGGCACGCTACTCCCTGAACGCCTCAAACAGTACGGCGGTCACCGATGTAGCGACTCCGGTGCCCTCGCTCACGGCCACAGGCTCAACGCTGGTGGACGGCACAGCTCTATCCCGGGCACGCCACATCCTCGCCGCATCGAGCTCGGCGGTCGTGGACTCCACCGCCACCGCCACCGCAGCCTACTTCGCGTACGACAACTCCACCGTCATCGACGGATCATCCACCACTAGTGTGAATCTGACGGTCGCAGCGAACGCCACCATCATCGTGTTCGTGGCCGGTAACACCACCAACGCCGCCCGTGTCGATGGCGTGAATATGTCATTGGTGGGGAAGACGTCGAACGCCGCCATGTACTTCGCGACCGGCCTCACAGCAGGGTCGAGGGCTATCCAGGTGGACCGCAGTACCTCGTCCGGGCACATCGTGTCCGCTGTCTCATATACGGGGGTGTCGTCGGTGTCGGGTGGTGTCACCGCGAGCGGCACGAGCAACACCCCATCGGGTACGCCGACGGGTTCGGGTGGCCGCACGTTGGTGGGGTTCGACTTCTCTGCGGGGTCGGCTGAGATTGATTCGGTGACGTCGAATGGTGATGTGCGGGTGAAGTATCGCCGCACCACCGGTAACTGTTTGGCGGTCGCTGATAGGGCGGGTTCGCCTGTCACGTTGTCCACCCCAGCGTCGGGGTCGTGGACGTCTATTGCGGTGCGCCTCACTTAGGAAGGGATCTTTGATGTCCGGACGTTTGACTGGTGTGTATCAGCTTCCTGGTGGGGGGTTTCCGCCGCGGGATTCGAAACTGTGGGTGCGTGTTCCGACCGACCGTGAGGAGGGTGGGAAGACGGTGTATGCGGCGCCGATTATGGTGCCGATCAACCCACCCACCCATCCCACAGCCCCAGGGTTCTACGACTCCGGTCTGCTTGGGGAAGGGCCGTACCAAATCCAGAAGGCCATCTTCGGGGCGAAGGACTACCGGTCCAGGTGGTATGACGTTGTGCTCACTTCGGGTTCGCACACGGTGCAGGAGTTGATCGAGGATTACGACCCGGACCTGTACACGCCACCGGTTGTGAATGCGGTGGCGGTGTTGCGGGACGAAACCCGAACAGCCCGCGACGAAGCCGCCCAAATCCTGGAGGACGTCGAAGCCGGGGCGGTACCCGATTCCGCAGTCGCATCGAAGATCACAGCCGCCGATACTGCGACCCGTGCGGCTGTCGATGCGCGTATCACAGCGGTCGGCAACACCGCCTATGCCCCAGCATCGGTGGCTGCGGACGTTGCGGGGAAGCTCGATCAATCGACGGCCGACGGACGTTACGCACCGACGGTCGACGCCCGGGTGCCGGCATCGAACCTGCCTGCCCTGTTCCGCACCACCGACAGCCAGCCATTTACTGCTGACTCGATCTGGAACACCCCGATCGGACAGGACGCCACGTTCGAGGCCGCCGGGGCAGCGGCGACCGCCAGTTTCCTCGCCGGCGCACCTGCCCTCAACGACACGCTCAACGGCTACGGTTTCTACCTCAACGTTGCCCGCCCCTCGGACCCGATCGGCGCGGGAAGCTACGTCAACAGCGGCGGCCAAACCGTCACCTTCACCCATCGCATCCCCTACGACCCCGTCATCTCCGGCGGCACTGATGGGTCGATGCGCATCATCGACGGCCGGTTCGCCTACGACTATTGGAAGACAGTCAAGGTCGACGACTTCACCTACACCGCCGACTTCATCACCCGCACCGACCTTCTCGGCTCGGGACGCAACGGCGGCACCCGCGCCGCACGCTGGCCCACCGCAGGTGGCCTCATCCGGGCGCACGAGGTGTCGAAGTGCTACATCCCGCACGCCCTCGCACTCGCGATCCCCGCATCGAGCTTGAAGCGGGGTTTCGTGTGGCCCGCCTCGGCCGAGGACGCGCCGAGCCTGGTGTATTCCGGTGAGGTGCCGATGGGTTCGTTCTTCGCGATCCCGCCCTCGGTCAACCTGTCCGCGCTCACGCTGTCGCCTGAGGGGTATGCGCTCGCTGAGTGCTTGCAGAACTACGGCGGCTACATCGGTGATCAGTCGGCGTCGGTGGCGATCGCCGTCGAAGGTGAGGCGGCTGTCGTGATGCGCCCAGCGGTGGAGCGGATGCGTGCCGATTGGTTCAACACCATCTTCCCTGCACTGCGGCGGGTGACTAACGTGGCCGAGGTCGCGGGCGGCCCGGGCGCGCGCCGGGTGGCCGCCCCGGGGCCGGTGACTGTTCGTACCGACTATCAGGAGACGATTGTCGATGTCCTCGCGGCCCGCTTGCGCGCCTCCTCCGGGGCGTTGATCACGTCCGAGACCTGCGCGACTCCGGTGTCACCGATCGGGTCGACACCCTCCAACCGGGGACTCGGCGGGCGGGCGATCGCGTGGGCGGGGTTCACAGACCAGTTCCGCATTGACGGTGGCAGCCTCAAACGGATCGCGGCCCCCGACGGTTCGGCCCGGGCGATCACTCTCGACGTTGGCGTGCACAACGTGCGTTTCGAGTGCATCGTTGAGGCCCGCCATGCTGCGGGCACGTTCTATCTGGGTGCGGGCGCGGCGGACAACTCCAACGCCTACCGGGTGGCGATCCCGTCGAACGGGTCGCTGTCGATCCAGAAGGTCGTCGGCGGCGGCACGGCGACTCCGCTGGTCGGCACGTCCGCTCCGGCGGGCGTGGTCGCCGCGTCGAATACTCGCCTGGGGATCATGGTGTACGGCCCGACGATCTACGCGCTGGTCAACGGCGAGGTCGTCGCCGAGGCTACCGACTCGTCGCTGCAAACCGGCACGAGGATTATCGTGCTGGCGCCGTCGGACACCGCGTGGGCGATCCGTGAACTCACAGTCCGGTCGGTGCCGCGGCTGTTCCGGAAGCCGCGCGCCGAAGTCTGACCTGACCCGCCGACCCGCCCATAACGGTGAGTAACGGGCGGTCACGGCTCCCAGTCGTCGCCGAGCACCACGGCCAACCGGTCAGCGAGATCGGGCGCCTCAGTGCGTAGGCCGTACAGCACCTCGTCGCACTCCACCCCCAACGCCTCCAGGACGGGGTCGAGTGGCACCCACCCGCCGTCGGTGGCGGCCTGCCGGTTCGCCTGCTGCTTGCGCATCAGGGAGTGCACAGCCTCCGAAGCGGCCCGCAGCACCTCGCGATCCATCACGAGGCCATCATCCCAGGGAACCGATCAGCCGTCGGCTGCGTCCAACCCCCATGCTCCTGGACATCCTCGCCATCGTCGTCTGCGTGTTCGCCGCGTGGTGGCTCATCGCAACAGCCCCCGACCTCCACTGAGGTCGGGGGCTGTTCGTGTGTTTCTAGTCGCGTAGATCGGTGCGGGCGCCTCGGCCAGGCCGGTGCGCATTCCACTCGTCGATGGTCTCCGGCAGCCATCCCCGCACAGTGCCGCGGGGGATGGTGCCGTCGTCGTCGACCGGCCCGATCGTCACATCGGGCGTAGGGAGTTTGTACCTGCCGAGCGCTGACGGCACGACGCCGATGCGTTCGGCCACCTGCCGCTGCGACAGGTAGTGCCGGGGTTTACGCCCGGGCATGCTTGCGCCGTGCCTCGTAGATCGCCCACACGGTGACGCCGGCCCACACTGCCCACACTGCGAGGAGTGGGGGACTGTAGGCGACGGCGGTGACGACGGCGAGGATGCCGGCGGTGACGACGCTTGCTTGGATTCCTCGATCTTTGATGGTGTTCATGGTGTGTTGCTGGTGGCATTATTGGTGGGTGCCCGGGGGTACTTGCTCTACCCCCGGGCCGCTCGCTATTCGCGGTCTCGGTTCTGCCAGACCGTGATGGCCTGCAGGATGGCCGAGAGCGCCGCGATTGCGAGCGCTAGGTCCACCTTGTCCACCAGCTTCACCTCCTCTCTGTAGTTGTCCTTGCACCCATAACTATACAGTGCCGGACTGTCAGGTGGCAACACCCCAATCTCGGGCGTAATCTTCTGCGCCACAACGGAACACCACTTGCACAATACAGTTCCGGAATGTATCGTCGGCGGTGTCAGGCAGACACCACCCCAGGAGAACCACATGAGCCCCCACCGAATCACCAACCACCGCGGAGCCGGAATGGTCATCATGGCCACCACCATCGAAGAAGCCAACGAGAAAGCCGACCGCATCTGCGACTGGCGAGACGAACAAACCAGCACCGACGACGGCTACTACCGCTGACAACGAAGCGCCCCACCTCAACACGAGGTGGGGCGCTTTCGTCGTCTCCGGGGCCTACTCGGCCGGAGTCTCCTCGGTGGGCTCCTCCGGCTCAGGCTCCGGCTCAGGCTCCGGCTCCGGCTCCGGCTCCGGGGTCGGCTCCCACTCCGGCGCCTCATAGCTGTAGTCCGGGCCAGTGTGGGGCAGATCACCCATGTTCACCGGATCAGTGTTCGCACCACCGCCGATGGAGTCACCGTTGGTCGACACGATCGGCGGCGGACACGGGGCCACACCACCCGCGACCGGCATCACACACGGCTTCTCCGCTGCGGCCGCGACACCGACCCCGCCGAGTATCCCTGCCCACACCACTGCCGCACCTGCCGCGGCAACCACACTGCGCTTCATCACTACCTCCAAGAGTTGAGACCGTGGATGCTTGTGTCATCCATTGTGGATGACTGAACCATCCACTAGGGTTGCTGTCAATAGATAACGGAGGACTGAATGACTACTCTTGGAGCCGTGGCAACCAGGCCGGGGCGTGACAATGAGGGCCGACACGTAATCGCTGCGGCCCTGCGCGCTGAGATGGCGCGCGCTGGAGTGTCGGGTCGCCAACTCGCGGAACGGGTGGGGAAGAACCACCAGTGGGTGCAGCATCGCATGTCGGGCAAGGTTGCGTTGACGACTGACGACGTCCGCCCAATCGCAGCCGCACTGGGCCTGCACCCGCGTGAGTTCCTGGCGAAGCTCGGTGTCGAACTGCAGCCGATTGGCGGCGACGATGACTGAGGAGACGCGGTCCAGTGATGTCTGAGTTCTGGATTGGCGATCGCGTGGCGGACCCTGCGTTGATCAGCCCCGAGTTGCGAGCTCTGTTTGCGGATGCGCCGGAGGCTCCAGAGTGGACTGACCGCGGACATGAGTGGACGGTTGAGATCGGAGACTCTGATGGCTGAGTTGCCTCCACATGTAGATGAGCAGATCCGCGCACGATTTCGGGATCTATATCAGCAGCTTTCCGACACCCTCACTTTGTCGGCAATCGAGATACGCGAAGAGGCCAAGCCGAAGCTCGATGCGATGCTCGCGGAATTGCGTGAGCGGGAGGGCCGCTCCGATGCCTGAGTTCAAGGTGGGCGACCGGGTGCGGCACGTTGTCTCTGGTGACGTGGGCGTCCTGGAATGGTGGGGTCCATCCGGGTTCGGTGTCCGCTTCGACGGAGACTCCGGGACCAGCTGGACAGGTCTCGACTCTGTGGAGCGCGTCGACTGATGGCCGCGTTCAACCCCGTCGCCAGGTTTGTGGTTCGGAAGATCGCCCGCCAGTACTACCTGACCAACAAGGTTCTGCGCGATGGGCCGCCCCTTGCGGTCGACGGGCGGCGGGTAGTTCGCATGGGCAGGCCGCGCCGCGAGGGGTCTGCCGCGGCCTCTGACTGACTACACACGACTGCGGCCCGTTCTCATAGCGAGGGCGGGCCGCATTGTCGTCTCGGCTGTAACGAACCAACGCCCCGGCTGTAGTAGCTGGGGCGTTGGCTGTATCTGTGGCTGTAGTCGGACCCTGGTGTGTGGTCTGACCTGGAGCGGGTGACGGGAATCGAACCCGCGTAGCTAGTTTGGAAGACTAGGACGGAGCGCGTTTCTCGATGTTTCTAGGTCAACACGACCCCCCTAAAACCCCTGGTCAGCACCCCGCTACCTAGTGTCACCGTTTCGGGCAGAAACCGCCGTTTACCTGGGAAAACTCGATTTCTGGAAGGGGTTCGAGTCCCCTTAGCTCCACTGAAATCCGCAGGTCAGACACGCGGAGCATTGGAAGGAAACACTTCCGGGAAACATCCCAGCTAGACTGGGGTGACACGATCCCCCGGAAGGTGTTACCCCATGCCGCAAACTGCTCAGACCAAGACGGTAGTAACCCCGGCACTGGGAGCCTCCCCGCCCGTCCCTGCCCACGTAGCGGAGGCCATTCGAGCCCGCACCCCAGGCCACTGGACCGGCAACACCAAGCACGGCCACTGGGACGTGTGGATCGACCGCGATGGGCGAGTGACGACCCGACAGACGGCACTCACGACAGCGGTTCTATGGCCGGTCGGATCAGGACTCATCCTTGGCGTCGCCGCGCTTGCACTGATGGCAGCCATCATCGCTCTGGTGGCGCTCTGATGGCGCCTGAGTTCAAGGTGGGCGACCGGGTTCGGGTGGTCCGCTGTAACAGGTGTCCGAGTGCCTGTGACCACATCGGCATGTACGGCAAGGTCAACAACCGGGCACGGTTCTCCGTCGACATCTACGGCCCGGAGGAACTGATCCGCAGTGTCGAGTCCCGCCATGGCGTGCAGGTTGAACGACCACTTCGGTGCATGTATTTCAAGCCTGCCGAGTTGGAGCACATCGACTGATGGCGTCCCTCTACACGCGCGTCCGCTCCGACGGCACCGAGTTCTACAAAGTGCAGTGGCGGCACGAGGGCCGGCAACGCGCACTCACCTTCGACTCACTCACCGCAGCCGAACGCCACCGCTTGAACGTGGAGAAGTTCGGGCACGAACGCGCCATGACCATCCTCGGTGTCGTCGAAACCCACCGCAACGAAACCACCCTGGCTCAAGCCGCAGAACACCACGTCGACTCCCTGATCGGTGTAGAGCCTGGCACCATCCGCCGCTACAAGGCCATCATCGGGAAAGACTTCGCATCCATCGGACCCCTACCACTGTCGGAGATCACCGAACCGGTCATCGCCGCTTGGGTGAAAGAGTTGCAGGGCCGCGGTAATTCGGGGAAGACGATCGCCAACAAGCACGGTCTGTTGTCGGCGGTGTTGGGACGGGCGGTGCGGGAACAGAAACTCACCCAGAATCCGTGCGACCACACCCGGTTGCCACGCAAAGACCCCATCGAGGAACCCGTCTTCTTGTCACGCGCGGAATGGGACGCCCTGTACGAGGCCATGCCCGAACAGTGGAGACCGCTCACGCAGTGGTTGGTGACCACCGGCATGCGGTTCAGCGAGGCCACCGCACTCACCGTCGGCGACATTGATGGGTCGCTGTGCCGCATCTCCAAAGCATGGAAGTGGACCGGCACCAAAGACTCCCGCCTCGCCTACCCCAAGAGCAAAGCTGGGCGCCGCACCATCAACCTCCCGCAACAGGCACTCGACGTTGTGGATCTCGACCGACCCAAGAAGACCCTGCTGTTCACCAACGCCAACGGTGACCGAGTCACCTATAGCCGCTACTACGACGGCGGATGGAAGCCCGCGATGGAGAAAGCGCCCGTCCGCTGCTCACCCCACGACCTCCGCCACACCTGCGCGAGCTGGATGATCAAGAACGGCATCCCGCTGCTGGTGGTGTCCCGACACCTCGGACACGAGTCGGTGAACGTGACCGCGAATGTGTACTCCCACATCGACCGAGGCTCATTCGAGGATGCCGCGAAAGTCATCGGGGCAATGCTGGATTAGTGGGAGACTTGCGGCGCTTGCCGGCCACGATCATCGACAGCAGGGACCGTGACACCCCAAACTCGGAGGCGAGTGCAAGCCTGGTCTCGCCGCTGGCTACGCGCCGGCGGACCTCCGCGACCTGAGCATCGGTCAGTTTCACCTGGGCACGCTTGCGCTCCCCGTTGGCAATCCGCTTGCGCTCCACAGCGTCGTTCGTGTTATCGACCGGCATGCCCAAACATAGGTGTTCCGGGTTGATGCATGGGGGATTGTCGCACCGATGACGCACTACCTGTCCGTCCGGGATTACGCCCACCCACGCTGTGTACGCGGCGCGCGATGCAATCATCGGCACTGTTCGCTTAGGGTCGTCGCCTGCATGTCTGCCTGTGGCCAACTGACCGTAGTTATTTCCGTTTCGGGAGCCGTTCCATTCCCAACACCCCGACTCGGTGACCGTCCAACCCGTGTGCCTCAGACGTTCATCAAGACTGGCTCCGTGCGTCACAAGCGTCCGCGTGTGCTGGTCGAGGGTCCCCGCCGTCCAGACGCGTAGGTAATGCATCTTGCAGAGACCGCGGGCGTAATGGCGGCGTGAGCAGTCGGGCTGTGAGCAGATACGCTCCATGTGCCCCTCCTTGGTTGAGTCAAGCGAGTGGGTAGTGGCCGGGTCGGTGTTGGTAGCACCTGCCCGGTCACGCTCATTCTATGGCCTTGCACCGACACCCTCGATCGTTCGTCTCACGCCCAGGCCGCAGACGCCATCAGCGCGGCCATGGCTAAGGCCGGCGAGTCCGCAACCGCCTGAGACGATTCACCACAACAGGGGAGTACGCCAAGGCTTCCTCGGTGTCCACGAGCTGATTGACCCGTTGATAGAAGCGGGTGAGGGAGATGCCGAACTCGTCCCGCACCTGCTGCTCCAAGTTGCCAGCGAAGTTCCATCGCTGGCCGGCCAGATCGAGCATGCGGCGTTCCTCGTCGGTCATGCGACGTCACTCCACGACCAGTCGCCCTCTGTAGCCGCTTCGATCTCGGCAACTTCGATCGGGTCGAGATTCTGCATCCGGGTCCACGCCGTCTGTTGGTCCACCCACAGATGCTCCGCGAGCTCAGGCAGTGACGGGTGACGTAGCCAGCGGAACGCGTCGACGAGCTGAGGCAGCGTAATCAGTCGGCGTGCTGTCTCACGTTCGATCGTCTCCTCATCGGCGTCCGGCATCTCGATGTGCAGCAGCTCGTGGGTCAAGGTGCACCGACGTTCCGTCTGCGTGAGGCCGCGGTGAATCCACACCGTCTCCTCACCGATCAGGCCCATCGTCCCCGGCGGCAACCGACGTGTGCAGTCGATCGTGATGTCGGGGTGCAGGTCGCGCGCTCGCCGCCACGGATGCCATCGAGTCATGTCCGAATGTGACCACGAACCTCTGACACAAACCGCTGTGACCTGGAACTACACAGATGTCATTCCGCGTCCGGGTCCTCGGCTGGAAACCGCGGGTCACGCTTCCGAGCTGCCTTCGCATCCTCCGGCGACTCAGGCTTGGGGGCTTGATCTGGGCGACGCAAGGGTGTCACCTTGTCGTCGCCCTGGGTCTTCTTACTTTCAGGCGCTTCGCCCTCGCCGCTTGCAGCCGGCGGTTCCTTCGTGACGTCATCGTGTTCCTCCATCGTTTCGGGTGTGAGTGGGAGTGGCAGGGCAGGGTCGAGAGAGCGGTCGGCGCGGGAGTCGATGACTGGGTGGTCGGGTGGGAGAAGGAGCGCTACGGAGAAGGCGCCTTCCTCGTCGGCTTCTTGGAGGATCATCGTCGTCGCGCCTGCTGCTGGCCCGATACGAAGTGGGCCGCCCTTGCGCAGGATGTCGAAGAACTGCTCGTAGTGCTCGACCGATTCAATGCGCCGCTGAACCTCCCTAAGGAGTTCGTTGTTCGCAATGTCCCCTATCGGTCGGGTGACGTCGACTACTGCACCGACCTCATCCGGGCTGAGGTATCCGGCGGCGACAATTGCTTCGACAGGTGGACGCCCATAGTGGCGGGCGAACGTAATGAGGGCTTCGGCGTCTGGCCGGTTCTTGCCGGACTTCCATCGAGAGACTTGCGGCTCTGAGACCTGTGCGGCTTCGGCGATTACCCGTCCCGTTTCGGTCCCTGCGATGCGCTTGAAGTAGCTCCACCACCTGGGTTCTGTCATGCGTGAACTGTACTGCGCCGACGCAACCTCTCAGCCGCTCAAATCAGGCTTGCGGCTACGCAAGGTCGGTGGTCAGCGAATTACACGCTGCGTATTTCGCAGTTCAAACCCTATAAACGCTTGCGCAAGGGCCACGTTATAAAACCGTGACCTCAGAAGATTGCGCGCACGTAATGACGTGCGTACAGTCCATTACGTACCCGCAAGACAGCAGGTCAGCGGGCCAACCTAAGGAGGGATCGTGTTGGCCACTCTTCGGCTCAACCCCGCCGGTCTCGCCAAGATCCGACGCCTTACCGGCACCAGCCTGGACCGCGAGTTCGCCGAAAAGATCCACGTCGATCCCGGCACCGTCTCCCGTGTCCTCACCGGAAAGGCGGCACCCGGCCCCAAATTCATTGCCGGCTGCATCGAGGCCTTCGGCGGTGACTGCTTCTCAGACCTGTTCGATGTCATCCCCACCGAGGACGAGGCCGCCTGATGAGCGCTGAACTTGTGCAGATCCCCGTGCCCGGGACCGACCGCAGTGTGTTTGCCACCAATGTTGACGGCTGCCCTTTCGTTTCCTTGCGCCACGCTTGCGAGTCGGTTGGTGTCGCAATGCAAGGGCAGCTGACCAAGCTGAAAGGCAGGTCGTGGGCACGCGTAACGATGATCGTTACGCGTGACAGCGCCGGTCGTGCGCAGGAAATGGTCATGATCGATCGGCGAACCTTCATCATGTGGCTCGCCACCATCGACCCGAACCGGGTATCGGATGAAGCGCGCCCGATCGTTGAGGCGTTCCAGGCTGAGGCTGCTGACGCGCTCGACGCCTACTTCTCCACTGGAGTAGCCGTCGCGACCGAATCCAACCTCAGCCAGTTCGACATCTTGCGCGCCGCGATCGACCGTCTCGAGGAGTCGGAGCGGATCGCCGCCGAAGCGAAGCAGATTGCCGAACGTTCCGAGGCGCGGCTTGACGGCATCGAGGGCAAGCATGACTGGTTCTCGGCGCTCGGTTACGCGAAGCTTCACGGACTCCCGACCTACACCCGGTTTCTGCAGAAGCTCGGCAAGTGCGCGTCGATGATCGCCCGCACGCATGACATTCAGCCGGAGAAGGCTCAGCACGCCCACTACGGGACGGTGAACTCGTACCCGGAGTGGATCTGGGAGCTCGCTGCTGACGGCATGGGTGGCGAGGCGTGAACACGCGCGCCGGCATCGTTCAGGCGTTGACCGCCGAGTTCCGTCCGCGGTTTGTAGACCACAGCAGGCCCGCCTTGTGCGGGTGTGCTGAGCGCGCTGGTTCCTCTCACAGCAGCGCGCAGGCCTCGGCTGCTGGGGATGCAGCCGAGGCCCCCAACTTCCCCTGCGGCCACTCCTCGGTCGACGCCCATCATCGACCCGCCGCAGGGGATTCAACTTCCAGCAGCAGCCAATCGTTGAGCTGCGCCCAAGTATTACTCGCTGCTGCTGGTTCAACTTCCGACACAGCCATTGCGCTCGCGCCGAACCAACTCCCAACTGCCGTGTCGGATTCAACCCACCCCGCAAGGAGATTGAACATGACCACACAAACCGCAGGCATCTTCACCCTCGACGACAACAGTGCCGGCAAGCGTGACCAGATCGCCCTCATCCGTGAACTCCGCGAACTGTTGACCGCAACCATCCCGGACGACAACGGTTTAGCGGTCCCGGTTGTCGACGGCCCGTTCCGTGACGAGGTTGTCGATCTCCTGCGTACCGCACTCGGAACGGGACTGACGCCGACCTAACAGAACTTCCGACACGGCTATTCATGTCTCGGCTACCCAGAACGCTCTCGCCGTGTCGGATTCATCCACCCCATAAGAAGCGAACCCCCAACCCGTTGCAGCGGGTCGGAGGTCCAGAGGAAACGGAGATTCCTTATGTCGGAGAATATCACCACCCGCATCCGGTCCGTGTTAGCCGAATCGGAGGCCGCCGACCCGGCAGTCGTCGCCGAGGAAGTGTTGGCCGGCGCATCGGCCGCCGAACGCAAAGCATGGCTGTCGCAGATCCTCCCGAGGTTCGTGGCCGATGTGATGCGGTCCGAACGAAACACCGCCTTGAACCACTCAGCCAGACCAGGCCGCCGGATGCCGTCCGCGTCGGCGAAGGTGGCAGGCGTCCGCGACTGGTGGACCAAGTTCCTCGAAGCCCGCATCTCGGTGGGGGAGGACTGGAAATCGGTCGGTGACCTGACCGCCGAGGACTTGTCGACTGTGGTTGCTGAGCGCCGGGATCAGGCTGCTCGCATCCACACTCAGGCTGACCGTTATGAAGCGTTGGCGGAACTCCTCGCCAGACACAAGGTGTCGCGTGTGCGCGAGTTGCCGTCCGATGTTGTGCTCGCATCCGGTGTGGCGGTGGCAGCATGACACTCACCCACGAACTTGCCGCCGACCACTGGCCCCGCGATCCCCAAACAGGTCCTGTCGAGGGCACCCAACTTCCCCGCACCCATGTCGTTCTCGATATCCAGATCTCGGATGGTGCGGGGACTCAAACCTCCAGCAGAACCCAAAGTACTTCCGACACCCATTCGGGAAACGGTGCTGCTGGACCCAACCTCACCGACAGCCAGTCACGCTGCGATAACCAAAAGGAGTCTGCTATCGGTGACCCAACTTCCGCCTCAGCCATTCTACCGACGGGCACCCAAGCGCCTTTCGCTGATGCGGACCCTTCTTCCCCTGTGGCCATACCACATACGACATCCACAGCAGTCGCGCCGCAGGGGAGCCCAACCGCCACCGGGGGCCAAACTGGCCATGGTGCCCACACGACGAGCGCCCCTGGTGGTTGGCTCCGCGACCCCGTGATCGGCGTCCTGGCAGACGTTCTCGATGACCTCGAAACCGTGCGCATTGCCAACGCCAACCGTGTCCGCATCCTCACCCGCAACGAAGAGGACAGCGACGGCGAGAACCGCGGCTTCGGACTTACTGAGGACCATCCCGAGGTGGCCAAGCTCGCCCTCACGGTGAAGGCGCTCGGTGCGGCCGAGCATGACGCGATCCTCAACCTCCAACGTGCTCTCCGCAAGCACCCCCTTGCTGCGTTCCAGAAGCGGCACAAGGGTTTGGGGGAGAAACAGTTCGCCAGGTTGCTCGCTGCGATCGGTGACCCCTATTGGAACGATCTCCACGACCGTCCACGCACCGTCAGCGAACTGTGGGCGTACGCAGGCTTTCACGTCATCAGAACTTCCGGCAGCGGCCATGGGTCGAATGACACCCACCATCCCGGCGCCGCTGCCGGTTCCAACGTCCACCCCGACGGCCACACCTGTCGCGAGACCCATGTCCAGACCGTCGTCGGGGTGGCCCCCAAACGCCAACGCGGCCAGCAATCCAACTGGTCAGAGACCGCCCGCAAACGTACCTGGGTGATCGCTTCCGCGATGCCCAAGTTCCCAGGCGGACACTACGAATCCGTCTACCGGGCGGCGCGCGAGAAGTACGCCGAGTCAGTGCACCCCACCGACTGTGTTCGCTGCGGACCAGCAGGCAAACCCGCCCTCGCCGGGTCCCCGCTGTCCGACGGGCACAAACACGCCCGAGCCATTCGCATCGTCGCCAAAGAGCTGCTGAAAGACATCTGGCGCGAATCCCGCGACCTGTACGAGGAGGTCCAGAACGATGGCTGATCCCGAAATTGCAGGCCCACTGTCGCCGGCAGAGTTCGTCATCCCGGCCCGTGACATCGGAGATGAGCTCCCAATCCTCACAGCGATGGAGGTGCACCCGAATGAGTGAGACTGATGAGCTTCGTGGGTTCCTGGATCGTCAGAAGACCCTGACTGCCGAGGCGCATGCCCGCGAGATTCAACTACTCAGCGAGCACATGCCGTACGCGCACCGTGTCACATCAATGGACAGGGAACCGTACCGAGATGGCCGTGTCGTAATGCGGTGTCGGCGGTGCAAGACAGACGAGCACCACACTTACGGACCCTTGAATGACGTCCTGTGGCCGTGTCCCTCTGTGCTCCAAATCCTTGACACCTCCGCTTACCTGGAGGTCTTCGGGCTGGAACGCAAGAACGAAGGCGGGGAAGCGCAATGAGTCACATTCTCCTGTCCGAGGCGCCGCCCATCGAGGTGGCTACCGAACACGGCCCCGCCTACATCGGATTCGGGACCGTCACTGAAGGCCCGCACAAGGGCGAATACCGCGTCGTCCAGATCAACGAGGCCGGCGAAATCACGGACCTGCACTGCACTTTCGTCCAAGCGGTGCACATGTCGCAAGCCTGGCTGGAAATGGCTGTGGCAGTAGATCAACTCGAGTACCCCAAACCCGTCAAGGAGGCGTCGTGATCGGGAAGCCCATCAGAGAACTCGTTGCCACCGAGGACGACCCCTTGTATGGGCTGTCCGCGCGCTATGTGAGAAGACACCTCGAGGCCGGGGGTTTGTTCCGTGGCTTGGGGTCTCAGCGCTGCAAGCGTGGTGAGTGGCTGCTGAACCGTGAGGATGTCGCGGAGATTCAGCGTCGTTTGCGTGCGGTTCCGGATGAGGAGCCGGTGGAGTTGGACACGCCGTCGGGGTTGTCGTCGCGGTCGCGGACGTTGCGTCGTATCCAGCAGGGGAGGGCGGCGTCGTGAAGGCGATCATCGGAGTGCCCGCGTATCTGCTGTTCGTCCTGTGGTTCGCGGGCACGTTCCCGCCTGCTGACTCGTCGGCGGTGTTGGCGTACACCATCATCGCGCTGTTCGGGCTGATGACGGTGGTGGCGTTCTGTCTGCCCACCCCTCCTCGTGAAGATGACGACCGGGATGTGGTGGGTCGGGCGTTGCGGGTGTTGCCTCCGGACGGAGGAGAACGATGAGCGACAACGTGATCGACGCCAAGCACATCGCTCGGCAGCGTGAGTTCAGTCTCCGCACATTCGGCCCGGGGCTCCGCACAGAAGGCGTCATCGACCACATCGCCAAGGAGCTCGACGAGATCCGCGGCGCTCCCACCGATCTGAGTGAGTGGGCCGACGTGATCATCCTCGCGTTCGACGGCGCGCAGCGGACTGGTGCCGACCCTCAGGCCATCCTCGACGCGATCGTGGCGAAGCAGACGAAGAACGAGGCCCGTCAGTGGCCGGACTGGCGCACCCAGGAACCGGGCAAGGCAATCGAGCATGTGCGTGATCACCTCCCCGACGAGGAGCCGCACTACAGCTGCACTCGATCCAACTGCTGTGAGGGAGATCCCGGTAACTGTTGGGTGACGGAGCTCGGAGGTGACTCGTGACTGTTGATCCGAGTGTTCGTGCCGCCGTCCAGGAATGGGCGTCCAAACAGGTTCGTGGTTCGTTCCCCGCCCGCAAGAAGGGGTGGTGCCCGAAGTGCGACAAGTTCTACCCCCAGGGCCGACCGGTGGCGTTCGTGAAACGTCGGCTTGTGTACCCCGAGTCGCCGGCCAGTTCTCATCGTGACGTCCTCCTGTGCGAACCGTGCGCCGCGGAGGTGGTGAACCCATGACTGTCATCGACATCCAGCACTACCGGGAGGCTCGGGCAGCCCTTGAGGTGCAGCAGGATTTGCAGTCTGTCGCTGCGTGTTACGGCTACGACCTGACCATGGTGTTCACCGCTGAGGGCGTGTCAGCGACCCTCACCCGGGATGGTTTCCGCGCGCTGTCTGTGCAGCCTTGTCGGGATGTGCAGACGGCGGGTAACCGGGTGATGTGCTGGCTGGAGGCGCAACGATGAGCGCCCCCGCGATCCACCCCGACGCGATCCTGGCGGCACTACCCGACTTCGATGCCGACGTGGTGTGCGAGTACCAGAAAGAGTGCGACCAGCCAGCCGTGTGGCGGACCGTCGTACACGGGTTCCACGGCGGCGAGAAGAAGTGCAGCACCCGCACCGTCCTGTTGTGTGACGGATGCCTGGCCCGCCTCAGGGAGTACGCCGAAGCCCAACTGGCGGAACCGTTGTGGTGCTCAGGCTGTTGGACGCCGCTGGTGAAGGTGTCTGACGTCATCAGATCGGTGGTGGCGTTGTGACCTTCTCGACACGTCACGCGGTCTCGGCTGGTGGGTTTCGGTGGCGTGGCCCCGACTACCCGCACGACATTCCCCAACTTCGAAACAACCTTTCACCGAAAGGCTTCCAATGAGCACCCACATGCACATCGACTACATGCCCAGCCGATCACCAAGACCCAACCGTGACCGCACCGCAACCACCATCGACGACAAGAAACAGGCACTCGGTTCGGCAGACGCAATCCCCGGGACCAACCTGCTGAACCGCAACCGCAACGTGTCCGACATCCTCGCCAGCATCTCCACCCGCCCCCGCTGGCACGTCGACGCACCCTGCTCCCAAGCCGATCCCGAAGCGTTCTTCCCCGAAAAAGGGGAGTCCACCGCCAACGCGAAACGAATCTGCGGTCGCTGCGACGTGCGCGAACAGTGCCTCGAATGGGCGCTGGACAACAGGGAACGGTTCGGAGTGTTCGGAGGACTGTCGGAACGCGAACGCAGACCACTCCTCCAGGAACGGGACGCCGCACACGCCCGACAGTCGACCGCCGGCCGCCGTGACATCAGTGACGACTTCCAAGAGTTCGAATACATCCTGAACAGCGGCTCATCAGTCGAAGACGCCTGCCTGCGGATCGGCAAAACCCCCACCACTCTCATTCGCCGCTACTACCGCGCCGGACGTCCCGCGCCACTCCCACTCACCACCCTCGTCAGCATGCAGCGCCGAGAGCGCAGGGCCGCATCGTGAACATCGACGACTACAACGCTGAGTGGGAACGACTCACCGCCAAAGGCCTCACACCAGAAGAGATCACTCTTCGTCTGCACCAGGAGAAAGCGGTTCGTGAGGGCGCCAGGAAAGCCCGCGAATCCTCCCACCCCACAGCGCAACCAGGCACCGTCATCCCCCTCCCCATCCAATCCCACCAGGCGGTCGGGCAAGCGATGCGTGACGTCATGGAACTCGCCTGCGACGTCCGCGACACCGACCCCGCCGAATGCTGGGCGCGCATCGAAACCTGGGCACCCACCCGCATCGTGTCCGCGCTCGTCGTCGCCGCAGCCGCCATCAACCCCGACACCCACACGGAAGACGACCTGTGGGGATGGGCGAGAGGACTCGCATCATGATCGGCCACCCCGAAACAGACTCCGAACGCTACTGGCGGCAACCGTCCGCCACCCGCAATCCGGACCCGCTCGTGCAGGTGTACGTCACGTTGCCCACCAGTGAAGACCCTTGGGGGACCGTCGAACACGTTCGCCTCAGCGAGTCCACTGGCCGTATCCGAGTAGGACAGGAACTCGACAGATGACCCTCACAGTGCACGAGAAGATCGAGCAGAGATCCGAAGAATGGTACGAGCAGCGCCGCGGCATCGTCACCGCCAGCGTGGTCGGAAACCTCATCACCTCACGCAAACTCTCCGCAATCGACTATGACTGCCCCGAATGCGGAGCGGTCGCGAACAGTCCGTGCCTCGGCAAGAGATCGCCAACACCGATCAAGACGCTCCACACCGAACGCGCCGAGGAAGCCCGCAGGCATAGTTCGGCGCCCGTGCTCGAGGTGGCCAGCAACGACGATTCCCGCAGCCTCACCGCGCTGTTGGTGTCGGAGCGTGTCACCGGGTGGACGTACCCGACGTTCGTGTCCGACGACATGTACAGAGGCATCGAGCACGAGCCGATCGCCCGCAGCCTGTACGCCGCGAAGGAGTCGGTCACGGTGTCGGAGGTGGGGTTCATGGTTCGGGACGATTGGGGGCCGAAGCTGGGGTACAGCCCGGATGGCCTGGTCGAGCAGGATGGCCTCCTCGAGATCAAGTGTCCGCGGCCGAAGTCGCACATGAACACAATCATCGCGAACGCGGTTCCGCCAGAGCACATGCCACAGCTGCAGGCGGGACTGTTGGTCTCGGGTCGGAAGTGGATCGATTTTGTCAGCTTCTGCGCTGGCATGCCGCTGTTCATTCGCCGCGTCCGCCCGAACATCGAATGGCAACGCATCATCGTCGAGGCCGTCCGCCGGTTCGAGGACAACGCCATCGAGTTGGCGCGCATCTACCACGAGAACGCGGCCGGACTCGAAGCCACAGAACGCATCGTCGAACAAGAAATCTTGGTGTGACCATGGATCTTTCAGAGACAATCGTCCCGAAGTCTGACCAGCTCAACAGTGAGGATCTCCTGACCGGTCCGCGCATCGTCACGGTCACCGAGGTACGACGAGGCAGCGCGGAACAACCGGTTGAGATCGTGACCGCAGAGTTCGGTCCGGGTCGTCCGTTCAAGCCGTCGAAGACTGTGCGCCGCATCCTGGTTGCGGCGTGGGGTGCTGAGGCGTCGGCGTACACGGGTCGGCGGATGATGCTGTACCGCGACCCGGAGGTTCGCTTCGGCGGGTCTGCTGTTGGCGGGATTCGGGTGAGTGCCCTGTCGCACATCGACAAGAAGCTAACGGTGGCGTTGACGGTGACGCGGGGGAGAAGAGCGCCGTACGTGGTGGAACCGCTACCGGTGTCGTTCAAGCCGATCCCGGAGTCGTTCGTCGCGAAGGTCGAGGCTGGTGGCTTGAGTGTGGAGGACGAGACGAAAGCCTTTGAGTACCTGGAAAAGCTGACGGACGCCGACCCAGTCGAGGTTGATAGGTTGCGCGCTCTTGTCCAGGACGGGGGCCAGGAATGACCACGGCAGATATCAAGGCGTTGACTGATCCGCGGGATTGGGATGACGAGATCGAGGCGCCGTTCCGTTGGCGGATGCCGGACAGTGACCGCAACTTTCAGGTCGAGGTTGACGAGGACGGCGACGTGTTCTTCAGTCTCGGCTGCGTGTGGACTACCCAGCCTGCGCACAGCCTGTTGGCGGATGAGGCGCGATGGCTACGCGACGTGTGGCCGGCGCTGTTGATGACTGTCGATGCGTACACGGGTGGTGCCCGATGATCGTGTATGAAGCCCCGGAACGCTACCGCGGCACGATCGAGGTGTGCGAGACGAAGGTCGAGACAGGTCCTGACTACAGCGATTTCGTCATCGAGTGGCGTTGGCGGTGTAAGGCGAACAACAACACCATGGTCGCGTCGGGGCAGGGCTACAACCGGAAGGCGGGGGCTCTCAACGCCATCGACGCCCAGTACGCGGTTGTCACGAGGAGTCACGCCGGTTGGCTGAAACTCACTGACATTGTCGTTCCGTGGCGTCTGCTGATCCGTGACCGGCACGGCGACATCACCACCACCGGGGCGGTGTACTGATGGCGCGCAGGGGCTACGACATCCGCCTGGTCTGCGCCGAAAGCGGATGCAACTACACCACCTACACGACCGCTGACACGCGGCGCGAGGAAACCGACATCCGGCGGCGCTATGCCGAGAAACCGTACCGCTGCGTCCGGCACACCCACCCCGAGGAAGTGTTGTCGGGCACTAACCGTGAGCGGTCGACCGTGCTGGTCGCAGGCAAGAGTGAAAAGTACCCACACCAGGACCATCTGTACTGGGGCAAGGGTTCCGGGGTTGTCTCGGGGCCGGGGTTCAAGGCGTACGCCGAAGACTTCCCTGAGGGCACGAAGCTGATCGTTTCGGTCCGGGTTGAGCTGCCTGAGGCTGGTGGTTCTGATGTCTGATCCGGCTATCGACGCCGCCCAGAGAGCGATTGGGAACGTCCAACGGTCCGAGCCGTACAGATGGGCCGAGAAGGGTGCCCAGGAAGCCCTCGCCCCGCTGAGGAAACTACATCACCGCGAGGTCGAGTACTTCGAGTGCTCCTGTTGGTACGACGTTCGCGATAACTCTTGCCCGCGTTGCGTAAACGGGCTCTACCCCGCCTACGTGTGCGCTCACTGTAAGACGTACGAGGACGACTACGCAGCACCGGTTCCGTGGCCGTGCCCTGACGCCCTCCACCTCTATTCCACCGACGAGCTTGAAGGAACTTCCGATGCCCAGTGACACCCCAACACCCGCAGAGATCGCGGCAGCACACAGCGTCGTCGATGACCAAACTAACTGGCCCGAGCAAGGCAAGGAGTGGGTCATGTGCCGATGTGGTGATCAGTTCGGCGGCCACATCGGTGACGGCCGGGGTTACGGCCAGCATGGCGCCCACGTCATCGCTGCTCTGCCTGAGCACTACCACCTACTACCCAAAGCGGGACTGAGTATTTCAGTCACGCGGGCTGCTGATGTCGCGGAGGAGCAGAGATGAGCGGCGAGCGCGAGTGGCCGAAGACGACGCCAACCGGACACGTCTACACCGCGCCCACGACGTACGCGGAGCTGTGTTCTCGGCACACCGACGCGGCTCAGGCGGCCGTGGAGTGCTGGTCGCCTGATGAGTGCCCGCCCGAACCGACCTGGGAGATGGTCGGCCTCGCCCACCGGGAGGTCGACGGATTGCGCTCCCTGCTGGGCAACTTCGTGGACGACGAGCCTTGCCGTCTAGATCATCACGGCGGTTGCCAGGCTCACGGATTCACCGAGCTTGACGAGTTCGAATGCCCCGTGTCCGCCGCCCGCAGTGCACTCGGAGGCTCCCATGTCTGACATCGGTTTCGGTCCTGTTGGTGATCCGCCGATCATCTACGACACCGAGAGGACAGACGGCTACGGGCGTGTGACCCGGCTGGTGGACCGGCGACTACTGGAACAAGCGCAGGCACGCATCGCCGAGGTCGGGGTGTTTGCTCGATCGCTACTCGGGGACCAGGTCGACGGGGACACACCGGGCCTCGACAGTGAGAGTGAGGGGATCGTTGTCGCGCACTCTCACCTAATCGGTCGACGCATCCAGGACATCATCGACGGGAAACACTCGCCGATCGTCGTCCCCGAGTCCCGCAACGCCTGCTCGATCGTCGATGACATCTTGGAACGCCAAGACGGGGAGAGCAGTCACAACGCTGCACGCCGTGTGGTCGCTGAGCGTGATCACTGGAAGGCCGCATACGAGAAGGCCACACAGGCACTCCCCGAACCAGCGCAGAAGTTGCGTGCAGCCGCGAACGTCCTCGCCGAGTACCAGCAACACCACGGGGCGGGGTGTGCCAACGCTGATGACCTCCACGCTGAGGCTGATCGTCTCGAATCTGAGGCCACCGCAGACGATGTGGTGGAGAAGGTGGAAGACGTGCCTGCCGATCAACCGTGGCTGGTGAAGTACCACAACCGTGAGTGGTGGGGATTCCGCCGACGTCTTCACCACCGCCAGTCCGAGTGGTACCTCCTCGGCATCACACACGACGGAGTCAAGTTCGCACCCGACCGTGACGTGGAGTTGGTATCTCCGCTCGGACCGACTTCTGCGGGTCTGCTGCGGGGTGACCGATGAGCATCACAGACGAGGCCAGAACGCTACTGGCCCACTGGGACGAGTACGGGATCACATCGACAGACGCCGACGAGATTGTGCCAGACCTCGTGAAGGGTCTGCTCGCCGAACTACTCGCAGAACACGACCAGCTGCAACGGTGGAAAGACGAAGCGCTGCCGGTCATCGCAGGACTACAGGAGCTAGGACGGGCTCTGGAAGTTCCGCTCGGTCGTAGCAGTACCGGCCCCGAGGGTGCAGTAAAGGCACAAGCGCTACGAGCTGAACGGGATGCTGCTCTCGCCACCATCCGGCAGGTGCGGGAATGGGCGGCCGGAGAACGGGAGTGCTACTACACCCTCGAGGTCCGCCGCATCCTCGGTGATGAGTCATGACCGGGATCATCACCCGCACCGCCATCCTCGTGGCCGCCGGGATGCTCGTCTGGCGATGGAACGAACGGCGTAATCAGCGGCCCGAGGAGCACAACAGTCACACGGGGCGGGGGCTGCCGTGAAGGAGACGGAAGCCCGGAAGGCGCGACGGCAAATCCAGGTGGGCCTGCTGTTCCATGCCGGCGACAGCATCCCGGAGATCGCGAAGCGTGTGGGCTGCCACCGCAACACAGTCCGGGATGATCTGGAGGCGATGGGCATGATCGACCCCAAACCACCCGGTAGGCCCCGCAAACACGCTGCGGCACAACAGGAAACACCCACCACCGGGGGTAGAATGAGGGGTGGCCAGGGTGCTGTGAACACCCCGGCCACTGACCGAACTGACAAGGAGTTCAGCCATGACAGATTCTAGCGGCGACGTTCCGTTCAAGGGACGTGACCCGCTCTACCAGGGTGTCCACAACGACATCCGGTGGGCCATCTACCAAGCCCCCATTAGTGGCGTCCTCAACGGATACGCCCGCATCCCCGACGGCCACACCGTCGACGTCGACGGGCTCGACATCCACGGCGGCATCACCTACGGCAGCGGTGACTGCTCAGGCTGGATCGGCTTCGACACAGCCCATACCGGAGACGCGTGGGATCTCGCAGAACTGCGTGGCCGCGTCGGAATCCACATCTCCGAAGCCGGTCGAAAGTGGCAGGAAGAGGAGCGTTCCATGTGGCATGGGGCGTCATGGGAGCAGGTCTGGACTGTTGATGCGCTCAAGGCTGAGTGCTTCCGTCTCTGCGATCAGGTTTGCGCTGCCACTCGAGCGGAGGCGTGATGTCTGTTCCTTCCCTGGAATCCCTCATCGCCCAACACCGGTACGTGTCCGACATGGTGAGCCCCACCCGAGACTGCACCTGCGGGTACGCCTCGGGCATCGGCAGTCCTGCTGAGCACGCCGCTCATGTTGCTGAAGTGATCCGCCAACACGGCCTAGACCGCACCTCCGGACTGAACGCCGCCGCCGACGTGGTGCACGCAGAGGCCCGCTACCAGTGGGAGATGGACGCCCGTCGCGCCGTGTGCGCACAGGTCGTTGCTCAACGGATGGGTGTCGTTGAACGCACGATCCGGTCGTTCGTTGATGGGGCGGAGGACCACCAGTGAGCGCCCCTGACATCGAAACCTGGGTGTGCGCTACCTGCGGCCACCCTGTCCCCAAAACCAGCGTGTACGGGTTCGTCGGCTGGATGGCCGCTATCAACCGGCACACACGCGAACACGAGGAGGTGCAGCAATCCGCCGAGAAACGTGAATGGCGGAAGGCTGCACACGCCGAAGGTGCCGACGACTACTACCGCAACAAGGAGGTTCAGTAGCTCGTGGCCGAATGGTTCGCGGCATCCTCCCGCTACTACAAGGATCTTGACGATATGGGCGTCAGCGAGACCGCCCAAACATGCTTCATGCGCATCCTCGCGTACATCGCTGAACAGGAGAATCTGGACGGGTTCATCGCCGAAACCGCTCTCAAAAAGCTCGGGTTACGGTCAGTTTCACGGCGAGTTGATGAACTCATTCGGTACTCCATTCTGACGCCAAGTGAAGACCCATTGGGCTACCACGTCAGAGCCTTCGAGAAATGGCAGGGCCCCCTAATTGCCCACGTCAGAAAGAAATTGAAGGACAGAGAACGCGTAGCGGAGAAGAGACGTGTCGCGGATGCGTCGCGCGACAGTCGTACGAATGTCGCGACACACAGAACAGAACAGAACAGAACAACTAAGTACGTAGGTAGTTCAGCCCCCGTAAGTGACGCACGAAACCAACCATCCGGCCCGCCCATCCAGCGCGACGCCGCCCGCCTCGTCCGGGACCACATCCCCGACGAACATCCCGCAGCCGTCAAAACCGCACTCCGGATCAAAGCGAGCGAACTCATCCACTCCGGCACAGACCCCAACGACGTTGGCGAAGCACTCACCCGGTGGGTCGCCAAACCAGGAATCGGACCCGGCGTCCTACCAGCCCTCGTCTCCGACGTCGTCAAAGAACGATCCGGAATCGCACAACACACACGAGCCCGACCGAGATCCACAACCGACGAACGCATCGCGGCCGCCCAAGCACTCAAAGACCCTGCCCCCAATGTCAGACCGATCCGAGGAATCCAGGCATGAACCGCAACCAGATCATCGACCTCCTCACCGCGGCATCCGCATACGACCGCCGCACCATCGGCGAAGGCGACGTAGTGGCGTGGTCCGAGGCAGCACGTCGCGCCGGCTGGACCTTCGACAAAGCGCTGAACGCACTCCACGACCACTTCGCATCCACAAGCCAATGGTTGATGCCCGGGCACATCACCGAACGCCTACGCCTCGCATCCCGGCAACCCGCCCCCGCCGACCAAGTTCTGGCACTGGACAAACCTGTTGCCTCACCCGAGCGGCGTGCCGAGCTCATGGCCCAGATCCGCAAGCTCGCCGACCGCAAGTCCATCGACGGGGGAGTGGCATGACCGTTCTGACGCTCGACGTTCCTCGCCCGCCGATGACAGCGAACCAGCAACGCGCCTGGCATTGGCGGAAACAGCACCAGGCCAAGAACCATGCGGAGACGTTGGTGTGGGCGGCAGCAAGACAGGCCCGCATTCCGTTGCTGACGGCCCCGCAGACCGTTCGGGTGGTCTGGTACGCCCCGGACGCGAGAAGACGCGACAGCGACGCCCTGGGGCCGATGTTGAAAGCCAGCCTGGATGCCCTCGTCAAGTGCGGGGTCCTCGTAGATGACGACCACCGGCACGTCACATCGGCGTCCATGGCGATCGCACTCGACCGGGACAGGCCACGCATCGAACTACACATCGAGGAGGCGCAGTGAGCGACTACCTTCGTCGGCTCCATCCCGACAACGCTGTATCCCGAATCCACCGCTGGGAGACCACACGCTGGGACATCTACCTGCAGGTGAACACCGGACCGCCGACATGGTGGTTGCCGCAGGGTGTGTGTCGTACCCCAGCTGAGGTGCCGCGCCGTGGTCGTGGCCTTGAGGTGATGGTCGGCTGGTTACGGGCATGTGTCGCAGTCACGTTCGTTGAGCGCCGCTGCCATTGCGGGGCGCTGTCGGAGATCTCCGGGATGTGCGCGCCGTGCAAGTTCGCTGTGCACGAGGCTTGTTTCTGCTCGGTGGGGGACGCCGCGTGACCGTCCAGCTTGCCCTGACCCTCACCCCTCCCGCCTGGTGCCTTGTCTGCCAACGCCTGCAACCCCCACCCACCTCGTGTGGACCCGAATGCCTCGAGGAGACCAACCAATGAGCGACTTCAACATCGCGTCCGACGACGCACGACACATCGCCGACGCCCTAGATCGACTCCAGGAGGCGCAGAACGCGCTAGACAAGATCGAGGGTGGACTTGAGTTCCCCATCCGGGTGTGGTCCGAGCTCGTTGGCATGGACGGATACATCGAGATGCACGACAGCGGGACCCTCGTGTTTCGGCCGGGTGGTCGTCGTGTCTGAGCTTGATCTGGACGCCATCGAAGCCCGAGCCAGGGCAGCGACACCCGGACCGTGGGAGTTTCACGACGAGGACATCCACCGCAACCCGTGGGTGACCCGCAAGATCGTGCGCGACAACGAGCCGTACCACGAGCTGAACGTCCTCAAGGTGCGCATGGCCCGCCACGCTCGCGACGAGTGCTGCTGGCCCCCCACCTCCACGGACGCCGAGTTCATCGCTCACGCTCGCACTGACGTCCCCGCCCTGGTGTCTCGTGTACGGGAACTCGAAGCGATCATCCGGCGGGTAGCTGAGTACACCGTCAGCGACAGGACGATCATCCGAGTCGCTGGCGAACTCCAGGACATCCTGGGTGACGAGCTCCCCAGGGGGCTGTCGTGACCCATCCTCCGCAGTCGATGGTGAATGTGGACGCCAGAAACTATCCCGCCCACACGGAACGCCGAAACCACCGTCTCGCCGGCAAAAATCATGCACAGGTCGTCGCCTGGCCCTGCCGTGGAGGATGCGGCGACACCTTCGACGTCGGGTGGGAACGCCTACTCCACCCCACATTTCGACCCCTCTGCTACGCCTGCGCGACCAAGGAGACAGCATGACCACCGGGTACACCATCACTGACCTACAGATGCTCAAAGACCTTCGCTGGCGCAGCATTGACTGGTTCGCTGCCGGCGGGCCACCTGAAGAATCCAGCCTGCAGTACCTCATCGACAAGGGTCACGACGTCGACAAGGCGGCACGGTTCGCCATCGCCTGGGACGACCAGCACCACCTGCGCCGCTACCGACCGCTCACGTTCGATCCCGGGCCTGAACTGTCCCGCCGCGACCACCTCATCCAGGAATGCGGATACGACCCCGAGTTCGTCGACACATACCTCGCCGACCAGGAAGTCAAAGAGGCTGAGCGGGCACGGGAGCGGGCGGAACGGGAAGCCTACGAACGCACCTGGCGGTACAAGACCATCACCGCGTGGAAGGAAGCTCGGGCTCGGATGCGGGCTGCGTGGTCGATCCTGCGACACGGAGAGGACGACCTGTGACCTCCCGCATTGTGAATCGGGTACCGCTACTGCGGAAACCAGAGCAGCGCACGGCACCACGGGCGCCAGCATTATTCACCCCCGAACAACTCGAGTCCATCGGCAACGCCGCCCAGCAGATCAACGAGTCGATTGCCCGGATGCGCAGGGCGACAGCACCCCTCAAACGGAAGAGGATCTGGAAGTGACCGACGACCACCTTCCTTCCGGACCTTTGCCGCCCTGCTGCTGGCCCAACTGCGACAACAACGCCATGTGGCAGAACAACGTCCGCGAGTGGTTCCTCTGCTTCACCCACACCGCCGTCGCCCTCGAGTTCGCCACCCGAACCGAACTAGGACTCCGCATCGGCGACCCCATCCCAGTCATGAAAGACGCCACCAACCGCATCCAGCGCGGCAAGATCAACCGCCGCAACACCCAACGCGGCGACAAACCAGGCTGGGTCTACTACGCCCGCATCGGAGACCACATCAAGATCGGATACGCGGCCGACGTCAAGAAACGAATGGCCGACTACCCACCCGAGACGATGGTCCTCGCAGTCGAACCCGGAGACAAGAAGCTCGAACGAGCCCGCCACAAAGAGTTCGCACACAGTCTCCTCCACGGCCGCGAATGGTTCCGCGAGTCCTACCCGATCAAGAAGCACATCGACGAGGTCCGCGCCAAGTATGGGACCGACCTGGCCGACCTCAACCATCGACGCAAGAAACACCAAGCGTCTGAGATCCGACCCAAGTACACCGACACCAAGAAGGCGATCCGGATATGAGCAGCGACCTGTATCTGCAGCCCCACGAGATCAAAGCCCTCAGCGCCGAACTCAAGAAGCTCGCCCAATGGATGTGCAACGCCCTCGACGCCACCCTCAGCCGACAAGTCGTATTCAACGACTCACCACAACGATCCGAAGACCCCGTCGTCTTCAATGTCAACGCATCCGAAGTCGCACACGACCTACGCGACACACTCCGAACCTGGACCGAACACATCTGCACCCACTCCACACTCGCCTGGCCGGGGGAGCTGAGACCGAAACAGTACGCCGTCTGGATCGACCGCTACCTCGTCGACCTCGCCAAAACCGAAGAGGCACAGGACGCGGCCGACGAGATCACCTACATCATCAAACGGGTTCAGCGAACCATCGACCGACCCGAGGTCCCCAGGTTCATCGGCCCTTGCCAGTCCACCACCGATGGCATCTCCTGCGAAGGTGTGTACTGCCGCAACGACCAGGTGGTGAAGCAGTGCCTGGACTGTGGCGTGACAATCGACATCCCCGCGGTCCGCGCAACCACCGAAGAAGTGATGCGCGACCACCTCTTCGAGAAGAAGGAACTGCTGAAGGCGATGGTGATGGTGGCGAAGGAATCGGTGTCACGGCAGATGGTGGACAACTGGATACGCCGAGGACGCCTCACCGACCACGGCGGCAAGTACAAACTGGAGGAGGCGATGGCGTTGTGGGAGAACCGCCGCAAAAGGTCTGCGTGACTGCGCGTGTCCTGTTGCTTACAAACATCGTTTGTGTCTAGCCTGTAGTCAGGCTGGCTGTATTGACAGAGCAGCCCGAAACCTACCCACCCCGTCCTCTCGTCAGGGCGGGGTCTTTCGTTTCCACCCCTTGTCTTCCCGCTACCCGGGATGGCGCGGAACGTGACCGCGTCGGCCTTCAACTCTCGCCAGTGACAACGGCCGGAACCAACACGTAGACCTCATCGGCCTGTCGGGGGCTTCAAGAAACGGTGGCAGCTATGGCAGCTGTACGCACAGCAGGCAACGCTCTGGCCTACATCGCATCCGCTGTGGTGTGGATGATCGCCCTCACCGCCGAGACGTTCACCCGCCACAAGATCCGCCGCCACGAAGCTGCTCTCGCCTACCAGACAGCCATCACTGAATGCCGATGCCACTGCTGCGAAGGAACAGGACTCCTGGGATGAGCGAACGAGACGAGCTGCGACAGAAGGTCGACGCCATCCTCGCAGTAGCCCACGACGACGAAGACGCACACGGCCGAGAGGACGATCTCCTCCGCGAGCTCGGCGCCAAGTACTTCCCACTGTGGGTGACCAACGAACTCAACCGCCTCGAGGGCGCCTTCGACCGGTGGTGCGCGTGAGCCAGCCCGTGCTGTTCCGCTGCCTGCACTGCAACCTCATACGACACCGCCACTGCTCCCGCGTCTGCCGCCTGGACCCCGACCACCCAGACACACCACACACCGAGACCGACGATGACCGCCGTTGAACCGGTACCCGTCGAACCCTGCGCCATCTGGAGACTCCTGGTCAACGGGTGGACCTACGACCAGATCACCAAACTGCTCCACATCACCGGACCCGCAGTGATGAAAGCCGAACAACAACAGAACCTCGCACTCCGCGACGTCGACCCCAAGCTCATCGCAGACCCCATGATTGGCCCACCCAAACCACGAGGCACCCAATAACAGGAGGCCAACATGGTGGACAAAAATCCCGCCAACGACGGCAACCACCTCAAGACCTACTGGACCCGCGGACCCGGCGCAGCCAAGATCGCCTGGGGCACACCAGGAGACTTCGACCGCTGCGTCCTCCACCTCGGCAAATACGTCACAGACCCCGAGGGACTGTGCAACGTCTACCACCGAGCAGCCACCGGCCATCCGCCCGGTAAAGGTCACTGACCCCTCACTGACAACAACTGAATAGACCCCGGCGACGGCTGCAACCGTCCCGGGGCATGGCCGTACCTGAATGAGAGGTTCGACATGGACAAGCCTATCTGCATTTCAGATGGGTGTAGCAACCCTGCCCCATACCTCCCGAAGCTCAAGCGATGCGGCGCCTGCCACTACCGATGGCAACGTGAACATGGCAAGAGGCACACAGCAACCTGCGTCGTATGCGGAGTCGAGTACAGCCGGAGTCGGAAGCCGAGAGGCAGACCGTGCTGCAGTCCGGCATGCAGACAAGCGCTCGCCCAGCCAGAAGCGACCCTTGCCAGCGCCGCGACCGCAACCCAACGGGCAGCCGAGCGCAGGCGTGAACGCTATGGCGTCGCCGTTGTCCCTTACGTCAAGCCAAGACGCGCATGGAACCCCACCCACACATCAGGTCGGGTTACATGGCGAAGCGGCCCATGCAGAGTGTGCGGCAAGCACTACACCACCTGGAACATTGACGTAACCTGCTCACCCGAATGCCACGCCATCCGCCTGCGGGAAGTCCGGTTGGTCCACAAGGCGCGACGGCGAGCTCGCAAACGCGACGCCTACCGCGCAGATGTCCACCGCAAGAGGGTATTCGAGATGGACGGGTACCGCTGCCACCTATGCGGCAAGAAGACGATGCGAACCAAAACGGTGCCACACCCCAAAGCGCCAACAGTCGACCACATCATCCCGTTAGCAGCCGGCGGCACGCACGAACCATCCAACTGCCGAACTGCCTGCTTCCAATGCAACGCCATCAAGAGCCACAAGGGTGGCGGAGAACAGCTCATCCTCCTCTGACATGCAGGAGGGTGCGGGAGGGGCTCAAGGGCCTCCGAACGCGCGCTCTCGGGGCAT